ACCAATAAAAAACCCCGCTTAAGCGGGGTTTTTTATTGGTTATTATACAACTCGTAAACTGTTGGATAACATTCTCTGAAAAGAATCTTCCATATTTCTTACTGACGGAATAGGTCCTTTTGGTTTCTGGCTCTTGACTGAATTTACGTTTGTATTGTTTATGATTTGTGAATTGATAACAGATTCAGGAGTGCTTGGTAAGTTTAATTCTAAATTTTCACTGGTTACAGTATTTAATTTATTCGTAGTGGACGCCATTGGTTCCATTGCTTGTGGTTTTGATTCTTGGCTAGGCACCATTGGTTTTTCGGTTGAATCACTTGGTTGTGCTGTTGGTGTTACCGGTACAGGCGATGCTGTTTGATTTTGCTCAGCAATAGCCTTTTTAACTCTATCTCTTTCCATTTTATAATCTTCAACAGCCTCTAAAGCTCCAGGTCCTCTCTCAGCAAAACCTTTTAATTGAACATTGTTTAATGGTACACTTTCATTATAATTGAATTGATAATCTTGTATTTCTGCCATTGTTCTGTCATATTCTGGTAATTTTTTACGGCGATCCATTTCATTTTTAACACCAGCTAAACCACCAACCTTTTCAGCCTGTGCTATTCCTGCGGCTTCAGCTTTAGCTTCTTCACTAGGTTCAGATTTTATTATTTTCCAAATAGCATATCCTATTCCTACGCCAGCAAGAATGGCTAGACCAACAGGATTAAACATTAAAAATCTTCCAAGGCCAAATAATAATTTACCAATTGAAGCTAAACCTCCAAATGCAGACGTGATCATTGAAATAAAACTAGTAATACCTGATATAATTGACATCACACCTTTGATTGCATCACCAATCATACCTGTTACTATACCCAATATGGTTGATAATAAACCAGAACCATCATCGGCTTTTGTTGCTGTTGGTGCAGCCGTGGTTGTTTGTTTTTTGCCTGTGATGGCTTCGATTAAAGCTTTGTGCCTTCTTTCTTTTTCAGATTGTTCTTCTTCTTTAAAACTATTTTCTTTTTCTCTACGTAAAGTATCATTTTCATCTGTCGTTTTTAATAGAGTGTATATCTTGGAAAGAATATCCAATACATTTGAATCCGATTCCAATTGACCAATTTTTGTAGCTGAGCCACCAACTTCTTTTGCTTTTTTCGTACCAGAAAAATATTGAATATCTTGTTGTGTTCTACCTAACATACTACCAAGCAAAGCAGGAGCAAATTTAGAACCGCCTGTCATAAATTTAGCAATATTCAATACATCAAACTTTTCACTAAAACCTTTAGACCTTGCTTTTGATTTATCAGACAAAGTGGCTTTTATAGCCGAGCCAACGCCTTGACCTTCCGATAATTTTTCGGTCAAATATGATATGTAAGATTTTTCTCTTATCTTTTTGGCTTCTTGATAGTTCATGTTGATCTAGCTTTCTTAATCAAAGGATTCGTGTCATCTTCTTTTTCGGGATCTTTATCTGATACCGTTTTGTTATTTACATTGGTATTATTTACACTTTTGTTAATCACTGGAGATTGTTGCATTGATTTTTTTAATCCCATGTTTTCTTTTGTGTCGGAGTCAATTTTATTACCAGTTGGTACAGATGGTACAGCACTTGATTTATTACCTTGCATATTTTTTAATCTATCAGCATCTAATGCAGCACCCACCTGCTCTGGTGAATTGTGTGCTACGTTACCGCCTATACCAGAGTAATAAGAATCACCTTTTCTTAATTTTTTCTTACCAACATCCATGTCATAGGGTATGCCGACCGAAGCAAACTCTTTAGCCAATTCTAATATAGCACCATCACGGTCATCACTTTGGCCTTTCACATATGCATCTACTTTTTTTCTTCTTTGGCCAACAAGACCATTGGTAAAAAGTAAATCTTGAGTGGCTGGATCCAAATATGTTGTATCGGGATCTATTTTTAATTGTTTAATTAAATCTTTCATTGTTGTTGGAATTATTTGATATTTACCAACAGCAAAAAGCCTGTCCGGATCACCTTGTTTTAATTCACCCCGTCTTAAAAATTCAGAGATGGTCATTTTACTAAAATCAATTGGTTTATCCGAAGGTATCATTCTGTTACCTACTGTACCTTTATTGTAAGCATTATAACCTGCTTTACCACTTTCATATTTCGAAATATTGGCCGCAAGAGATTCTTTACCAACTAAAGCGGCAGTACCAGCAATTGCACCGCCGGCTAATATCGCTCCTCCACCAATCTTACCTGCCGTAGGTGGTTTAGGTGCTGGTGTAACAGGAGGTTTTGCTGTTGGTGTTGGTTTAGGTGTAGGTGCTGGTGCAGTAGGAGTTGGTTGTGGTGCGGGTACTGTTGGTTTAGTTACTTCTTTAGGTGGTGTAACTGGTTCTTCTTTTGGTTTACCTAATTGATCCGTTTTCTTTTTTTCTTGGCCAACTTTTTTATTGGCATCATCTAATTTTTTTGTTTGTTTTCTTGTTACTTTTGGTTTTTTTCTTGCAGTCAATGCTTCAATCAAAGCTTGATTTCTACGATCTTCTTCAAACTCACTTTCTTCTTTTTGTCTTTGCCTTTCGTCCAATTCCAATTTTCTGTCATTCTCAATTTTCATTAATAAATTATAAATTTGGCCAAGATATTGAGCAAACTGGTTAGAATTTTGAACTGGAGAATTTTTTAGATTTGCAAACTCACGTTTTTTCTTGCCAGTAAAGAAACCAATATCTCGTTTACTTCTTCCTGTTAGAGCACCAAGTAAAGCGGGAGCAAATTTTGAGCCGCCAGTTACAACTCTGGCAATGTTTAAAGGATCGAATCGTTGTTTAATTCCAGTAAAGGTGGCTTTTGTTTTATCACTAATTGATCCACCAATGGCAGAACCCGTGCCAACGCCAGATGATAACCTTTCGGCCATCAAAGATATTAAACCTTGTTTTCTGATGTCTTTAGCTTTGTAATAGTCCATTTACTATTTTCTTTGTTTCTCTCGTATCTTTTGGTTTTCTTCTTCAATATACGCAATCAACATAGAAACGTAAATGTCACGTTCCCAAGGCATCATATTTTCAAGCTCTGACAAACTATATTTGTGGTGTTGTATCAATGAAAAGTTTGTCTTGTAATAATTACTCAGATTGTCATGACGAAAAATTAGCCGAAAAAACTTTCTAGGCCTTCTACTTCTATTTTATGATGAAACCCACACTTTGAGCAATCAATTTCAATTATTTCTTTTAGTTTTGGTAAATTATTAAAAAAATTCTCTACTTTAGCAAACTGAGCCTGATTCATGCCTTCAACAAATTCCAACATTTCACCTGGTTGTGCTTCGTTTCCGTAATAAAATTGTTCACCATCGTAAATATATTCAATTGAATTGGCAATCATATTAAAGGTGGTTTCTGTAATATTTTCATACTTGATGGAATCTTGTACGATACTAAATTCTGGATACTTTAATTTAATAGAAATTGTATCGGTCAATTTAATTTCATCTGAAATGGTTTCATCTCTTTGAACTTTTAAATCAAGTAGATTAATATCTTTTTCCATTAAATTGCCACACATTTTACCATCCACTTCATTATTACATTTGTATTTTGATTCAACAATCTCACCTACTGACTTGGCACGAAGGTTAACAAAATAATATTCGACATCTATAATTGGCAATTTTTCAATATCAATACCCTCTGTCAATGTACAATTATAAAGAATATCTTTTACGTTTTGGTGAATCGTGGAAGTTTCATTGGATTCAATGGCCATTAATAGATTTCTTTGTTCTTTAACTAAAAATGGTCTGTATTTAATTTTCTTTTTTGATAATGGCAATTCTATTTCATATGTTGGCACGTCAAGTTTTGGTAAAGCCATAATTTATCTCCTTAATAAAATCACTTGAATATGGTATTTTGTATGTTGTTTACTATCGATTGTCCAGCTGCACTTAAAGCTCCTTGAGCATTTCCACCCAAACCACCAACCACATCGGAGAAATTGGCAAGGCCAGCATCTACCAATTCCATGCCAAATGATTGTAGAGAGTTGTTATTCCAACGGGTGTATGCAAAAGTTACTGAAAGTTTATGTGGGTTGTCCGATGACCAATCCAAATCTAATTGATTCATTGAAATTGGAAAAGCATCAAATAAATTAACTGAATATGATATTTTATTTTCTAAATCATATTGATTGACTTGTATTGTAGTTGCATAATCACTTTTATACCTAAAATTATAATTATACGTTGGATTAATAAAATTCATCCAAGCATCAAAAAATATTTTCTGTTGCATATCACCATCAACAATAAAGGTCAAATCAATGTCATTATAACCAGTTAAGTATGGATATTTTTCAACAGGATTTGATCCAATTTTTTGTTCAACAGTCATTAAACTTCTACCGGGTAAATTGGCATTTTCACAACGATATATCAAATTTCTAGCCGATTTAATATATGGTATCAAAGTTAAAGGAATAGGAATGTTTACATCAAACCTGTTTGCTCTTGCTAGGTCTTTTGTAAAACTAGCTTTAAAATCGTTAATGTTGCGAGGCATTTAACTTTTCCTTATTTCGTTTAATGAATCTTGCCATACCTCATTTACTGTGGCCTTTTTAAATTGCTGGATTGGCAAGTATGCCGCAATATCCCATTCATTTGGCTGTACGGCAAGTATTTTTGATTGAATGTGACCATGAAGATACTTTTTTAAGCACGGCCGAAACTCTCTATAACGCTTGGATGCGTTTAAAATGTCGTAGCTGACTCTCATACGCATAATATCATTATTGCCGTCAAGGATGGCGTGATCCATCAATTTATCCAAAAGTGCAATCCGGTATTTTACTGGTAGATAATGTAAGTTTAATCCAAGAAAACTATCTTTGTGTCTTTCTAGTACTAATACTAAAGGAAACCTGTCATAATATGGGATTTCTTTTTTTGTTTTTGGATCGTAATAAAAATAATACAATCCGCCAGTTACAAAACGATTGGTTTTTCTAAAAGCTTCGTTGTTTATGGTTGAAGCTATTCCAGAAGGATTTCTTAAATCAGCAATTTTTGCAGTTAACCATTTAAGAGAATCACGGCTCATTAATTGTAATTGAGCAGTTGTTCTTTCTTTGGCAAGTTGTGTAAGTTTAGATCCCATTGTATTATTTAGTCTATATTCCTAGATGTTCTTCTGTTATAATTTTAAACTCCCAGCCACGGTCTAAACAATATTCCGTTGCTGCTTTCCATTTAGCTTGATTAATTCCGTATGTGACAACCTCGTTTATATATTGTTTTGTAATACGTTTTTTAGGTTCAGGACTAATAGTTTGTTTTTTTGGTTTGACTTCCAACATCATAGTTTTCACAGTTCCACTTCTAGTTTTGACTTTTACAATGAAATCTGGAAAGTATCGATGCCAGAGGCCATCTTTTGGAGATTTGTATGGAATAATCAATTCTTCAGAAGCCCATGATATAATCTCTGGATTTTTGTCGAGCCAGTTCATCATTTTACACTCCCAAGAAGAGCGATAAATGATATTATTAGTGTCCCCAACGTATTTTTGAGGATTAGAGGGTGTAAAACGTCCATTATAAGCCATATAAATACTATGTATAACTTTTTTTATAGAGGATTCAATGGCTATCATTACCATACCAAATTCCATAGGTGGCGTTTCCATACCTGGTGCTGTAGTTGAAGGTCCTTTGGGTGCTTTATTTGGGAATAAGTTTGGCCGAACCGATTTACAATATCCTAGAGATTTACAAACGTCAACAAGAGGCCATGTCGTTGTAATCAACATTAATGAAATAGAACCAGCGACCTATGAAAGTGTAAAAAGTAGTATTATTAAGGGCAAAGACAAAATAGTTGGTGCCATTAATAATGCCGGCAGTTCTTTAGAATCTGGATGGAACGCTGCCACATCTTACATTGATGATATAAGAAAAGGAAAAATATCACTTGAAGGTGAATTAGATAAGTCGGTTAAAGGACTAAAAGATTTTTTAGGTAATGACAGTATCAATATTAAAAATCCAACAAAAAGATCCGTAGCCACAATATCATTGTATATACCAGATACAATGGCTTTTACATACAATGCTTCATATGGTCAATTAAGTTTAGTTGATGCAGCTGCTCAAGTTCCTGGTATAGGAAAAGCAGTTGGTGCAATTGCTTCTATTGCTAATAGTGGCCCAGCAAGATTATTAGCTAAAGGTGCAGGATTTGCTTTTAACCCACAACAACAATTATTATTTGATGGTATCGAGTTTAGAACATATCAAATGGCATTTACGTTTACACCATATTCTAAAAAAGAAGCAGAAACAGTTGCAAAGATTGTTAAAATGTTTAAAACACATGCGGCACCAAGATTAGCAGAAGGCACAGCAGGTATGTTTTTTGTACCACCTTCAACATTTAATTTAGATTTCCTATTTAATGGTAGAAGAAATCAAAATGTTGGACGAGTTGCAGAAAGTGTAATTGAAAGTATTGATGTCAATTATTCTCCAAATGGATTTTCAACTTTTGGTGATGGCGCACCAGTTCAAACAACATTGACTATGAATTTTAAAGAAATTGAACTCATCACAAGAGAAAAAATAGAAAAAGAAGGTTACTAATGCAATACTTCGATACGTTGCCTAAAATTATTAAAACTGATCCGAGTGGCCAGTCATCTTTAATGGTCAATTTAATGGCAAGATGTAGTGTTATTCCAGAAATACTTAAAAATCCATTAGTGTATTATTCATATGATATACAAGAAGGTGATACTCCAGAAATCATTGCTTATAAGTATTATGGTGATTCTTATCGTTATTGGATAGTTTTGTATGTTAATCAAATAATGGATCCACAATGGCATTGGCCTTTACAATCTAGTGTTTTAGAATCGTATATCTCTGACAAATATACTTTTAATCCTAAATCAACTGTTCACCATTACGAAAAAATAATTACAAAGTATGATTCAAAAACAAATACTACTACAACAGACAGATATATCATTGATCAACAATCTTACATTAATTTACAAACTGGAACATTTGAACGTAGTATGTCAACCGGACCTTTTACTGTAACAACCAGTCGTAATATTGTTTATTATTATGATTATGAAATAGAATTAAACGAATCGTATAGAAATATAAAATTATTAAATTCAACATACGTTGGTGAATTTGAAAAACAGTTTAAAAAATTAATGGCTTAATAATATGGCAGAGTTTGATCAATCGTCTTTAAATGTAGAATCTCCTGGTGCGTATTATGCACAAGATTATTCCTTAGAAACTTTAAATTTTCTAACAGCGAGTGGTCAACGATTTGAATTAAAGCGTTTATTGATTGATATGTCTTATTATGAGGACCTCTATAGTTTTACGGCATCGGGTTATATTACAATAACCGATTCACAAGGATTTGTTGAACTCTTTCAATTAACTGGTAATGAATTTATTGAAATTAATTTTGGTAAAGTAAAAAATGGATCAAACAACAATGATCAATTATTTCGTGTATACAAAGTAGGTGACAAGAAACCTGCAGGTAATTTAAATACTGAAACATACACCTTATATTTTTGCTCTGAAGAATTGTTATTATCCGAACAAATCAAAATTAGTAAATCATATGCTGGCCAAAAAATATCTGAAATGGTTGAAAGTATATTGGTTGACAAACTAAAAGTGCCTAAAAATAAAATCAACAACATTGAGTCAACAACAGGTTTGTATGATTTTGTTATACCACGTCTAAAACCATTTGAAGCAATTAGTTGGTTGTCAACTTATGCTAGACCAGCGAATAATGGTTCTGTTGGTGCTGATATGTTATTCTTTGAAACAAAAGATGGATTTAATTATAGATCATTACAATCAATGTTTAAAGAAGAACCTTATGCTACCTATAAATATCAGGCACAAAACATTGATATGGAAAAACAGTCATTTAAAGAAAAAACAATAAGTGTTTTAGATTATGAATTTGTTAAAGCCTACGATTCGGTAAATGAGATAAGTTCAGGTACATTTGCCAATAGATTAATATCAATTGATCCACTTACAAGGACTTATAAAGTAACTGATTTTGATTACTTAAAATATAAAAATCAAGCCGTTACATTAAATGATGGTGAAGTCAGTAATTCATTAAAGAATAGATTAGGATTAACACAGTATGAAACATATGATGCAACGTTAAAAGTGGCTTTGTCAAATGCTGGCCAAAACGATGCGGCTTATTTTAAAGAGATACCTGGTTCTATAGCAAAAAATGTTGCAATAGAAACTTATATACCAAACAGAACAGCACAAATTGCTTTGGCTAATTATACTGTGGTAAAAATAACCATACCTGGTGACCCCGGTCTAACAGTAGGTAGGACAATTGAATTTAATTTGATGTCATTAAAACCAGAAACAAATGAAAAACAATTAGACAAATTTTATTCAGGTAAATATTTGGTTACTGCAGTTCGTCACATTATACAACCAAACAAATATCAAACTGTTGTTGAAATTAGTAAAGATAGTGTGCCAAATAATTATCAAGAAATAAATGAAACAGCATTTAAAGAAGCGGTGGCAGAATGAATAATTTTATAGGTAAAGATGGATTTAATTGGTGGTACGGTGTGGTGGAAGATGTTAACGATCCAGCTAAATTAGGTCGTGCAAAAGTTCGTATCTTTGGACACCACACAGATAATTTGGTAGAATTACCAACAAAAGATTTACCTTGGGCGGCCGCAGTAAATCCAGTAAACAATTCAAAATCATTTAGTGCACCTAGATTGGGTGATTATGTGATGGGGTTCTTTTCTGATGGAGCTTCTTCACAAGCGCCAGTAATGATGGGTGTTTTTCCTGGTCTTGAAGCGACTCCAGATAAAAACAAAGGATTTTCACCTCAAAGTAATTTAAAACCTGCAACTCCGCCAGCAGGACAAATTCAATATGAAGCTGGTAAACCAACACTTTCGCCATTATCAAGAGGTGTTGTTGATAAAACAGCTATTTCACAATCAAATGCAAACTTGGCTCATGTGTGTGATATATCAGCAAGTATGAAATTTGAAATTGCTAAAATGTCATTTAAGGTTAGTGAATTGGTAGAAGTAATTCGTACAGAACTTAAAGCACTTTGGGCCAGTGCATCATCGAGTCCATTTGCTGACGAAATAAGAAGTGCTGTAAAAACCATTAAATCACAAATTAAAGTTGTACAAAAATTTATCAAAAAAGTGCAAGATAATATTAAAGCGGCAAAAGATTTAATAGATCAATTACAAAAATTAGTCAATTACATTGCCACTTTACCGACCAGAATAGCTAAATTTTTACAACAATGCTTGAAAGAAGCAGTTAGTGGCATTTCTGGTGCAATTGCAGTTGGCCAAGAAATTCAAAAAAATATTTCAGAAGGCAATGTTTCTTTGGCAAATTCATCAGCCGTTGCAGCAGAAAAAGCTTTGACAGATAAGGAAACTATTGTGCCAATTCAAAATACAGCCGGGAAACCATAATGGCCGATATGTCATGGACGGAACCAGAATCAGCAGCTAATACTGATTACCAACCAATATATTCTTATAACAATATACAACAAACAGAATCAGGTCATTCATTTGAAATGGATGATACACCAACTCGTGAACGTGTTCGTATACAACACCGTTCAGGTTCTTTTATTGAGATGCACCCCAATGGTGATGAAGTTCATAGAATTGTTGGTAAAGGTTATGAAATTATTGCATCAGATAAAAATGTATTAATTAAAGGTATCTGTAACATAACAATTGAAGGCGATTCATCTCTACATATAAAAGGTGATGCATATACACAAGTTGAAGGCTCTGTATATCAAAATGTTAAAGGTAATGTAAATCAAGCTGTTTCTGGAGATGCAATACAATCCGTTGATGGTGATGTAGAAATAAATTCTTCTGGTGATATTACATTAGGTGCATCAACTGTTAATGTCAACGCTGATTTATATGTTCGTGGTGACATAGGCACATCACAATCTGTACAAGCAGACGGAAACATTACAGCAGGTCTCTCTGTATCTGGTAATAAATCTGTTGAAACATTGGGCTATATGCTCGCTGGCACAACAATTGATGCAGGTATTTCAATGTTTGCACCAATGGTTTCAGATATGTTTGGATCTGTAGAAATGTTTAGAATAAAAGTTAACATGCACACCCACATTGGAAATCGTGGATTCCCAACTTCACCACCTTTGAACGCACCAATGGAATCATAATATGAGCAGTATATACAATAGACTAGGTTATAATTTTGACACCACCAAATTTGGTGATGATGTCGATTTAGCTCCTGCGGCTAATAATTTTCTTAACAATTCTTCAATTAATTTAAGTCAATGGCAAGTTGATGATATTGCAACATCAACAACAACAGGATATTACCAAAATCCATATTCTTCTGTAATGAATAACATTACAATTGTTTTAAATGGCATGGCAACAAATTGTAATACCAGTACAGTAACTTTTAATGTTGCGCCAGATCAAGCAAATACATTATATACTTCTGTTATAAACACTTTAACATCTGTTTCAAATTTTGTTACACACACAAATTATATATCAGGTGTTGAACGTTCAGCCAATACTGTTTTATATCCAGATTTAAATACTGCTTTATCAATTGGTCGCCAGGTTTTATCTTTAACCAACAAAGCCGACCAAACACAAAACAATGTACCCGTTTTAGGAAATTTTACCAGTCTTTATATTCAAGATGATGTTAATTCAATAAGTAACACAATAATTAGTGGTTCAATAACTTTAGGTAATTCTTTATATCTTGTAGATGGAAACACATATAGTAATATTTCCATCTCTAGTATTAATTCAATTATAACCAATGTTAATTCTTTACAATCTTTATTAACATCTAGAAGAAATGCAGACATTAATTTTTATCAGAATTCTTTGGCAATCATACGTGATTATCAAACCGTCTTAACTTTTTCTAGTGTAGGTGCAACTCAAAACTCTTTATTACAAATTGTTGGTACAACAAAATTAAAAAATGATTTGGCCACGGCAAGGCCTTTAGCTGTAACAGTAAACACGTCAGCTGTATTATACAATAATCCTTATGCTTCAGCGCTAACATCTGGAACAGGCACAGGCACAACTATTATAACTGGCGGCACAGGTGGTGGCACTACTGGCGGAACAGGAGGATCATTTACACTTACAGAAACGGGAGTTAATCCAGGAACATATGGTTCAGCAAACAGAGTTCCCATTTTTACAGTAGATAGATTTGGCCGTATTACTTCAGCCACTTCTTTAGAGGCTGCTGGCGGTGGCGTATCAATTATTCAATTTGACACAACGACAACAAATCCAATTGCTGTTGACAATTTTGATATTTACACATATCGAAGTGCCAAATATGAAATACAGATAACCTCAGGTTCTTTTTATCAGGTGATTGAGTTAAGAGTAATGCATAATGGCATTTGTGCTTTTATGACACAATACGGTGAACTTATAAGTGATGTTACTCTTGGTCAATTTGATGCAGATGTTTCAAACAACGTAGTTAATTTGTATTTCCGTCCCACACAAGCAATAAATACAGTTAAGATGATTAGAAGGTTAATCACAATATAATTTTTAAAAAGGTGATTTTATTATGCGTTTTCATATTTTAGGTTTACCACATACAGTTTCTTCAAAAGAATACAACGCTTGTGCTTACACACAAAAAGTAGTCAAGTTTGGTAAAATGATGAAAGCTTTAGGGCACACCATTATACATTATGGCCATGAAGATTCAAATTTAGTTTGTGATGAACACGTCACAGTAACCACCAATAAAGATTTAGAAATTGCTTACGGTGACTATGATTGGCGTAAAAACTTCTATAAGTTTGATGTTAATGACCATGCTTATCAAACATTTTATAAAAATGCCATTCGTGAAGTTGGTCTAAGAAAACAAAAACACGATTTTATTCTTCCTTTTTGGGGTTCTGGTGTAAGACCTGTCTGCGATGCACATCCTGATTTAATTTGTGTTGAACCAGGAATTGGATATGCTGGTGGTCATTGGGCTCGTTGGAAAATTTTTGAATCATATGCAATCTATCATGCTTATTATGGAATGACAGCTGTTGGTTCTTGTAAACAAGATTGGTATGATGCTGTAATTCCAAACTATTTTGATCCTGATGATTTTACATTCCAAGAAAAAAAAGAAGATTATTTTTTATTTTTGGGTCGTGTGTATGATGGTAAAGGCGTTAATGTTGCGGTTCAAGCAACTGAAGCTATAGGTGCAAAATTAATTATTGCTGGCCAAAATTCATTGACTCAAATGGGTTATAAAGAAATACCTTCTCATGTAACAGAAATTGGTTATGCTGATGTTGAGATGAGAAGAAAATTAATGTCTGGCGCAAAAGCGGCATTTGTGCCATCAATGTATGTTGAACCTTTTGGTGGGGTTCAAGTAGAAATGTTGTTCTCTGGAACTCCTACAATCACAACTGATTGGGGATCATTTACTGAAAACAACATTCACGGAATTACTGGTTATCGTTGCAGAACTTTTGAACAATTTTTGTGGGCTGCAAAAAACATCCACAATATTAATCCTAAGAACTGTCGTGCTTTTGCAGAAAACTTTACATTAGAAAAAGTTGGCAAAATGTATGAGGAATATTTTCAATCTGTGTTAAATGTTTATACAGGTAATGGTTGGTATGAAAGAAATGATGCAAGACCTCAATTGAATTGGTTAAAGAAAAATTATCCTCATGATTTGCCCCAAGTCATTAAACTAAATAGTTAGTTATAGAAGTATGTTTTAAATCAAAGGGGATAGTGAACCTTGAGCTGTGATGCAAATAATTTTTTCGTAGTAAAAAATGGGCTAACTGTTGGCAACACTCGGGTGATTGCTGCTAATGGCGCATGGATTGGGCCGCTCGGTTCAAATCCTGGAGCTACAGGTTCAACAGGTGTCCAAGGTGCCACAGGAACTCAAGGTGCAACAGGTATTCAAGGTGCTACTGGACTAGGTGCCACAGGCGCAACCGGTCCACAAGGTTCAACAGGTCCTTCAGGAGGTCCTACAGGTGCGACTGGTGTAATTGGTGCCACAGGTGCCACAGGACAACTTGGTACAACCGGTGCAACCGGCCCAATTGGAATTCCTGGTCCTCAAGGCTCAACAGGATTAACTGGTGCTACGGGTATTCAAGGACCACAAGGAGCAACAGGAACTCCAGGAACAGTCGGTAGTTTAGGTTCAACTGGTGCGACCGGCCCACAAGGTCCTGTTGGATTAAGAGGCGCTACAGGTTCAACAGGTCCTCAAGGATCTACAGGATCCACAGGACAAAATCAGCCTTGGATTACAATCTCATCAAACACAACAGTAACACTTAATCAACAGTACATTGCAAATACTGCAAATGGCTCTTTCACGGTTACACTTCCTGCTTCTCCCGTACTTAGCAACACAGTTATAATTACTGATGGTGGTAATTTTAATAATGATTGGAGTATTCGAAATCTTATCATTAATCCAAATGGTCAAACTATAGAAGGTGTTGCTGATACTCTTGTTCTCGATATTGGCCAAAGTTTAGTTTACTTAGTTTATGATGGCGTTACATGGCGACAAATATCAAGTGCTGGTCCAATAGGTTTAACTGGATCTACTGGACCAGTAGGCTCTACAGGATCAACAGGACCAATTGGATCTACCGGTGCAACTGGTCCTACAGGATCAACCGGTGCAGGAACAACAGGTGCTACAGGTAGTAGTGGTCCCGTTGGCCCACAAGGACCAATTGGACCAATTGGTAGTACAGGAGCCACGGGTGTTATAGGTACAACCGGCGCAACTGGTCCTACAGGATCGACCGGTGCAGGAACAACAGGCGCCACAGGTCCAATAGGATCAACTGGTGCTACAGGATTAGGTGCAACTGGTGCTACTGGTGTAATAGGAACAACCGGCGCTACTGGTCCTCAAGGTTCAACAGGATCAACCGGCGCAACAGGTCCATTAGGTTCAACGGGAGCGACCGGTGTAATTGGTTCAACTGGTGCTACAGGATTAAGAGGTGCTACTGGAGCATTTGGCACTACAGGTGCTACAGGACCAATTGGTGCTACGGGTATGCAAGGAGATCCCGGTGGCGCAACAGGACCAATTGGCACAACAGGCGCTACAGGTATTCCTGGTACAACAGGTGCCACAGGTTCAACTGGTGTAATAGGTTCTACCGGAGCAACTGGCGTAATTGGTTCTACAGGCGCTACAGGCCCAAGAGGTAATACTGGTTCAACAGGTCCAATCGGATCAACAGGTTTAACTGGTGCAACAGGACTTCAAGGAGAACCAGGAGATCCTGGTGGTGCAACAGGTCCAATCGGAGGAACAGGTGCTACAGGTCCACAAGGACCACAAGGAACTCCTGGTGGTGCTACAGGACCATTAGGATCAACTGGTGCTACAGGACCATTAGGATCAACTGGTGCTACAGGTCCACAAGGACCACAAGGAACTCCTGGTGGTGCTACTGGCCTTGGTTACTCCACCTTAACCAGCTTTACATCAGCTAATGTTGTTATTGGTACCACAGTAACTCTACTCACCAACTCACAACCTGTTGGTGATTATGCATACAGGGTTGGTCATAGAGTGAGGTTTCGATTTAATGATAATAATTTTATGGAAGGTCCAATTACTTTCCTTAATCCTGTAACAAATCCTTTTCAAATTTCCATTGTTCCTGATTTTTCACGAGGTTCAGGAACTTATTCTAGTTGGTCAATTTTTCTTACTGGTCAACCTGGTGCAACAGGCATTACAGGCCCAACCGGATTAACAGGTGCAACAGGCCCTACAGGTCCTCAAGGAGCTACAGGCGCAGGAACAACTGGTGCAACGGGGCCACAAGGACCACAAGGAACTCCTGGAGGTGCTACAGGCGCAACTGGTGTAATTGGTACAACAGGTGCAACAGGACCAAGAGGCAATACCGGCAATACTGGACCAATAGGTGCCACAGGCCTTGTTGGTCCGCAAGGATTAATAGGTCCAATTGGTGCAACAGGTATTCAGGGTCCTCAAGGTATTCAAGGTGCTACTGGACCACAAGGAATTCAAGGAACTCCAGGTGGTGCAACTGGTGCTACAGGTGCTATTGGCCCTCTTGGTGCAACTGGTGCTACAGGTGTTCCTGGTTCAAGAGGTTCAACTGGACTAGATGGTCCTATAGGTGCAACAGGTCTTACAGGAGCCACGGGTGTAGGAGCCACGGGTTCACAAGGTATTCAAGGATTAACTGGCGCAACAGGTTCTACAGGACCACAAGGAAGTCCTGGTGGTGCTACAGGAACTACAGGCTCAACAGGTGCTACTGGTGTAATAGGTTCTACAGGCGCAACAGGTCCATCGGGAGCTACAGGTGCTACAGGCGCAACTGGAGGACTAGGATCTACCGGTGCCACAGGTTTATTGGGATCGACCGGCGCTACAGGTTTTGATGGACCTCAAGGTGCAACAGGCTCAACAGGTGTAATTGGTGCAACAGGTGCGACTGGATTTGGTGCAACAGGACCAAGAGGAAATACAGGTTCGACAGGTATTACAGGTTCCACAGGATTACAAGGACCAATTGGTAATACTGGATCAACTGGACCAATTGGTTCGACAGGATCAACTGGCCCAATAGGAAGTACAGGAGCAACTGGTGTAATTGGTCCTACAGGCAACACAGGTTCTACTGGACCAATTGGTGCAACTGGCGCTACAGGTTTGACCGGTGCCACAGGACTAGGTGCAACAGGATTTACAGGAAATACAGGAGCAACCGGTGTAATTGGTACAACCGGTGCAACAGGACCAATTGGATTAACAGGAAATACAGGAGCAACCGGTGTAATTGGTACAACCGGTGCAACAGGACCAATTGGATTAACAGGTGCTACTGGTCCAATTGGCAATACCGGATCAACCGGCCCTATAGGTTCTACAGGTGCAACCGGTGTAGAAGGAAATACAGGTGCTACTGGTCCAATTGGTAATACGGGTGCAACAGGATTAATAGGTTCAACTGGTTCAACAGGACCAATAGGTTCTACGGGTGCAACTGGACTACAAGGTGCTACAGGAGCTTCAGGTGCTCAAGGTGATAGATACCATACAACATCTAATACAACATTAACATTAAGTGATTACAATATTGGTGATCAATTAATTATTGTTACGAATGATTTGTATTTGGATTATAGTGCACAACAAACTATAATTGTAGTTTCAAATGTTGATTTAACTGACCATATACATGGTACTGTTTATTCTTATGAACAAAGTAATGGACAATTAATTTTATCTGTTACAAATATAGCAAATGTAACAAATGTTCAATATAGTTCGTGGACAATTAATTTAGATGGTGCTGTTGGTATTGCAGGTGCAACTGGTGCTACTGGTCCTATTGGTGCAACTGGTTTAACAGGACCAAATGGTGCAACCGGTTCAACAGGACCAACAGGTTCAACCGGCCCACAAGGATCAACAGGCGCAACCGGTGAAACAGGAGTTCATGGTTCTACAGGTGCCACAGGACCAACAGGATCAACAGGATCAATTGGTTCAACTGGTGCGACTGGTGAAACAGGAAACACAGGATCAACTGGTGCAACAGGATTAGAAGGTGCAACAGGTGCTACAGGAATAGGAATTGATGGAGCTACTGGAGCAACAGGACCATCTGGTTTAGATGGTGCTACAGGTGCCACAGGACCAGCAGGTACTTCAGGTTCAGATGGCGCCACAGGTGCTACAGGAATAGGAATTGATGGAGCAACTGGTTCTACCGGATCAACCGGTCCGGCAGGATCAAACGGTGCTACAGGTGCAACAGGCGCTACTGGTGCAGGTGCAACAGGTGCCACAGGATTAACAGGAGCCACAGGACCAAGGCAGATAGATATAGATGGTGGCTCAGCAATTTCGGTTTATAGCCCGTCAGATATAACTATAGACGGAGGAACAAGCAGTACGGTTTTCTCACCATCAGATTTAATTTATAACGGAGGCGCAGCTTAAAATGGCTAGCAAAATACAAGTAAGACGAGATTCATCTAACAATTGGACAAGTACAAATCCTATTTTATCTCAAGGTGAACCAGGTTATGAAATTGACACCAATAAAATAAAATATGGTGATGGTACAACTGTTTGGAATAGCCTCCCATATACAACAGGAACTGGAGCTGGTGCAACAGGCGCTCAAGGTGCTACAGGCGTAACCGGCAATGTTGGTGCAACAGGTCCTCAAGGAGCTACAGGCGCTACTGGATTTCAAGGACAAGAAGGATCAACTGGCGCTACAGGTGTTATTGGACCACAAGGTGTTACAGGTGTAACAGGCGCAACAGGCCAAACTGGTTTAACCGGTTCAGTAGGATCTACAGGTATACAAGGTACTACTGGCGCTACTGGTCCTGTTGGTGCAACCGGTTCTCAAGGCGCTACGGGTATTCAAGGTGACCACGGATCTACGGGAGCTACAGGTGTAACAGGAAATACCGGTTCAACAGGACCAGTAGGTTCAACAGGTGCGACCGGTATTCAAGGCGATACTGGTTCTACAGGACCACAAGGCGCAACTGGTGTCACGGGTGCTGATGGTGACCGTTATCACACAACATCAACAACCACACTAACTTTATCAAATTATAATTTGAGTGATTTATTAACACTTACAACAACAGATTTAAACTTAGATTATAGCTCACAACAAACAGTAATTGTTGTTTCTGTTGCTGATGTTGATAATCATATTCATGGTACAGTTCATTCATACAATGGTTCAAATGGACAATTAATTTTAACTGTAACAAATATTGATAACGTAACAAGTACACAGTATAGTTCTTGGACAGTTAACTTAGATGGTGCTGTTGGTATTCAAGGTGCCACAGGCGCAACTGGTCCTACAGGAAATACCGGTTCAACAGGACCAGTAGGTTCAACAGGTGCAACAGGTATTCAAGGAACAACAGGTCCACAAGGATCAACTGGTGCTACTGGTGTTCAAGGTCCACAAGGTTCAACTGGATTCCAAGGATTACACGGATCAACAGGATCAACAGGACCGGTTGGTGCAACAGGATCAACAGGAATTCAAGGTGCTACAGGTGCAACAGGACCACAAGGTTTGACAGGCTTAACAGGAGATACTGGATCCACGGGATTACAAGGCTCAACGGGTGCTGTTGGTTCTACTGGTGCCACAGGTATTCAAGGTGAAATAGGAGCTTCAGGTGCAACTGGTGTAACTGGTAACACAGGTTCCACAGGACCAATTGGTTCTACTGGTGCAACAGGTATTCAAGGACCTGATGGTGCAACAGGATTAACGGGACCAACACCTTGGACATTACCCGCCACAGAATATAATAATGGAGCTTATTATGGTATTGGTGATGCTGTCACCTATCAAGGCGGTTATTATTATAGAACAGGAAATCCAGGTAATCCAGGATATCCTCCATTACCAGGTTCAATTAATGCATCATGGACTCCTGTAGCTGACGGTGGTGCCACAGGACCACAAGGAGCTACCGGCATTCAAGGTGAAATTGGTTCTACTGGTGCCACAGGTCCAACAGGCAATACAGGTGAAATTGGTTTAACTGGTTCTACTGGTCCAACAGGAAATACAGGTGCAACAGGCGCAACAGGCACTCAAGGTTCAACTGGTGCCACAGGCATATCTGGATTAGATGGTTCTACTGGTGCAACGGGTATAACAGGAAATACCGGCTCTACAGGACCAATTGGTGCAACCGGCGTTTCTGGTGCTGATGGCGACCGTTATCATACATCATCAAATACAACGCTAACATTGACAGACTATTCTATTGATGATTATTTGACATTGGTAACAAATGATTTAAATTTAGATTATAGTCCGCAACAAACTATTATTGTTGTTTCTGCAACAGATTTAGATGACCATGTTCACGGCAAGGTATATTCTTACAATCAATCAAATGGACAATTAATACTATCGGTAACCAATACAGCAAATGCAACCGGTGTTCAATACAATTCATGGACAATTAACTTAGATGGTGCTGTTGGTATTGCTGGTGCGACCGGTGCAACTGGTCCAACAGGTAATACGGGATCAACAGGACCAATTGGTGCAACAGGAGCTACCGGTATTCAAGGAACAACTGGTGCAACTGGTTCACAAGGTTCAACTGGATCTACAGGTATTCAAGGACCTGATGGTGCAACAGGAGCTACTGGTGTAATAGGTTTAACCGGTAACACAGGTTCAACTGGTCCAATTGGTTCTACAGGTCCAACAGGAAATACCGGTTCAACGGGACCAATAGGATCAACAGGTCCAACAGGTAATACCGGTTCAACGGGACCAATAGGATCAACAGGTCCAACAGGTAATACAGGTGAAATTGGTTTAACTGGTTCTACTGGTTCAACAGGTCCGACAGGTAATACCGGTTCAACAGGACCAATAGGATCAACTGGTGCAACAGGACCACAAGGACCTACTGGTGACACCGGTGATACAGGACCAATTGGTTCTACAGGACTAACAGGACCACAAGGTGCCACAGGTATTCAAGGACCTACAGGTAATACTGGTGCAACAGGCCTAGTGGGTTCAACAGGTCCAACAGGAAATACTGGTGCAACAGGACCTATAGGTTCAACAGGTCCAACAGGAAACACCGGTGAAATTGGTTTAACTGGTTCAACAGGACTTACAGGTAATACAGGTGCTACCGGCCCAATTGGTTCAACAGGTCCAACAGGTAATACAGGTGCTACCGGCCCAATTGGTTCAACAGGTCCAACAGGTAATACCGGTGCAACTGGTGTCACGGGTGCTGATGGTGATCGTTACCATACAACATCAAATACAACATTAACGTTAACTGACTATAACATTAGTAATTCTTTAATTTTAGTAACTAATGATTTAAATTTAGATTATAGTCCGCAACAAACTATTATTGTTGTTTCTTCTAGTGATGAAACTAATCATATACATGGTACAGTAAACACGTATAATAAATCAAACGGACAATTAATTTTGACTGTAACGAATGTGGCTAATGCAACCAATGTTCAATATAGTTCTTGGATTATTAACTTAGATGGCGCTGTTGGTATTCAAGGTGCTACCGGTGCAACTGGTCCAATTGGTTTAACAGGTAATACCGGTTCAACGGGACCAATAGGATCAACAGGTCCAACAGGAAATACGGGTGAAATTGGTTTAACTGGTTCAACAGGTGTAACTGGTCCTACAGGTAATACTGGTGCAACTGGTCCAATAGGATCAACAGGTCCAACAGGAAATACCGGTGCAACTGGTATTCAAGGACCCACAGGAAATACAGGTGAAATTGGTTTAACTGGTTCTACTGGACCAACAGGACCTACAGGTAACACCGGCGCAACAGGACTAACAGGACCACAAGGTGCCACAGGTATTCAAGGACCTACAGGTAATACTGGTGCAACAGGACCAATTGGTTCTACAGGAATCACAGGCGTTGAAGGACCTACAGGTAATACTGGTTCAACAGGTGCCACCGGTCCAACAGTATATTATACTGATGCATTTGATAAAGCCAATTCTGCTTCATCTAACACAATTTATACACAAGGTGTTGATAATACTCAAAACACCAATATTACTACTGCTAACAATGCAGCTCAAGCGGCATTTATTCAAGCCAACTCAGCATATGCAATTGCAAACACTAATACAAATAATATTGCAATAATTCAAGGTGTTGATGTAACTCAAAATAACAGTATTGGTTTATTACAAGATGCAATGACTAGTGCTAATGCAAATATTGTTTCGTTGTTTGCTACAAATACAACTCAAAATACTAATATTACTACTGCCAACAATGCAGCTCAGGCAGCATTTGCACGTGCAAACAATACAATCGGCCCAGCGTTCAGCGCATACGCCAACTCTACTCTACAAACAATTACCACCGGTTCACAACAAAAAGTTTTATTTCAAGCTGAAGAATTTGACACCAACAGCAACTTTGCCAATTCACGATTTACACCCACAGTTGCAGGCTACTATCAACTAAATGCTGAAGTTCGACTAGATGGTGCAAGCGGCAATGGTGAAATAATGATTGTAATTTGGAAAAACGGATCAGAATACAAGCGTGGCACCAATCAAAGTGGCACACAAATAGCATCAAATTTTTGGGCTATGCAGGTTAGTTCGTTAGTATATGCTAACGGATCTACTGATTATTTTGAAATATATGTTCAACAAGGATCAGGTGGAAATTTAACTGTTACTGCTGTTAATAATCCAGCCATTACTTGGTTTAATGGTTGTATGGTTAGAGGTGTATAAAGAATATGCCATTAAAACAAAGTGAGCTTGCAAATAGTGGATTAGGCCGAGGTGCCACAGGCCCAATTGGTTCAACTGGTGCTACAGGTGTTCAAGGCCTAGTAGGTTCTACTGGTGCTACTGGTGTGATAGGAACAACCGGCGCAACAGGACCAATTGGTCTTACAGGTACCACGGGTTCTACCGGTGCAACGGGTGTTATAGGTACGACTGGTGCTACAGGCATTCAAGGACCAATAGGTTCTACTGGTGCTACAGGACCCATTGGTTCAACAGGACCATTTGCAAACACCACAGCCACATTAAATATTACTGGAATAGCGGTTGCAAATACATATTATTTTACTAATTATTCTCCAAGAAATTTAACAGTACAATACTTATCAGCAAGAATTGTTAATGGATTAGGAACTGCAACAGTTACCGCATTCAATGGATCAAATTTTGTTGGTGGTTTATTAAATATCCCTGTTTCAACTTTAGGTGTTTTTCAACCTGCTCAAATTGGAGTTAATAATGTAGCTAACACAGGAAATGCTTTGTATATCTCTGTTCAATCATTGAATTTACAAACATCAAATACTGTTTTAGTGGTAACATTAGGTTTTTCCTAATATAATGGTAGAACTACTTTTTACTACAGGTAGAACCTGGACGGTCCCCAACGATTGGACGAATCAAAATATTATTGAAGTTTATGGTGGTGGAGGAGGCTGCACGAGTTGGTTTGTAAATGGTGGGGCTTTTCGGATTACCAGACCTGGATATGCAGGTGGTTATAATTATGTATTTAATACCAACCAGCTTAGACCTGGTGACCAATTGACTATTTCAGTAGGCAGTGGTGGTTCTGGAGGTATTGGTGAAGGATTTTTGAGAACGGTCATCATACAAGGTAACAGATATAATTATTTTGACAATTTTAATTTTGTTGGTCAATACGGAGGAAACTCCGGCATTTATAGAAGCACAGGCGATACTATAATAAGTGCTAGTCGAGGTGGACCAGGAGTTGCTCGTTGGACGAATACTGTTAGTGGTCCTCCATATCAAATTTATGAAGATTATCCAGAGCCGCCGCAAAATATGCCAGGAACACCAAATCCTGGCAATGGTTCTGTTCCATTTCCACCAATATCTAATGGTTTAGTAATTAAAAGTCCAGTAGCAGGTGTTGCTGGACGTGGAGGATCAAGTATAAACCAAGGTGGTTTTGCCGGTGTAGTTGCAATTTCATATATATCATCAACAACCCACTCACCTTGTGTATGGATATCATAAAAATGGAAATTTCGAAATTTTGCAATCCGGCCCAAAAATTTTTTCCTGCGCTTCTCAGGTTCCAAAAAGCGCATTTACTCCTGAAAGCGTAATAAATAAAAGATGGCAAACCTAACAAAGATATACTCCGACATCGACTTCACATTTACCAAAAAGCCGGTAGTTGGTGACGTTGCTCTCAGCTATGACGAATTGGCTGTTGTTCGTTCTATTCGTAATTTACTTTTAACCAAACATTATGAAAGACCTTTTAATCCTGACATAGGATCTAATATTGATGCAATATTGTTTGAACCAATTTCGCCTGTAACCGCTACCAGTTTAGAAAAAGAAGTAGAATTGGTTATAAAAAATTATGAAAAAAGAGCAAAATTAAAAGAAATAATCATTGTGCCATATCCTGACAAAAATGCTTATGATATCACAATTAGTTTCTATATTGAAAATGCAACGCTGCCAACATCAGTAACATTACTTCTAGAAAGAAATAGATAAAATGGCTGGAAATAAATCCAATATTCAGATTACCGATTTAGATTTTAATACAATTAAAACTAATCTTAAAAAGTTTTTGCAATCACAAAACACATTACAAGATTACAACTATGAAGGATCTGCACTTTCTACATTGTTAGACATTCTTTCTTACAATACACAATATAATGCTTATTATTTGAATATGGTTGCCAATGAAATGTTTTTGGATTCAGCTTTACAGAGGTCGTCTGTTGTTTCTCATGCAAAATTATTAAATTATACACCAAAATCGGCATCAGCACCATCAGCCACCATTAATATCACTTTCAATCAAGTAACAGATTCTTCATTGACACTACCAAAATTTACCACATTCATGTCCGAAGCAATTGATGGCGTAAATTACAAATTTGTAACAGTTAATTCAACAACATTAAACACAAATACTTTTTCTAATTCGGTTACATTTTCAAATTTAACTTTGAAACAAGGTGAGCCAATTACATTAAATTATACTTATGATTCTGCAGCCAACCCAACAGCTATATTTGATTTACCTGACACAAACATTGACACTTCTACATTAACTGTATCTGTGCAACAGAGCGGTTCAAATACTGCCTACGAAATTTATACTTTGGCTTCAGATTATTTAAGTTTGGATTCAACATCGAGTGTGTATTTTTTACAGGAAGGTATCAATGGTTACTATCAAATATATTTTGGTGATGGCATATTAGGAAAATCAATTACTGATGGTAATATTGTAACAGTTTCATATATTGTAACTAATGGCACAAGTTCAACTGGTGCCAATAATTTTGTATTGATGGATTCTATTTCTGGATACTCTAACACCACAATAACACCTGTCACATCCACAACACAAGGTTCCGAAAAAGAAACCATTGAATCAATTAAGTACACAGCACCTAAATCATACTCTGCTCAAGGTCGTGCTGTTACAAAAGAAGATTACATTTATTTAATTCAAAACAATGCTGGTATTTTTCCAATAGACGCTGTTAATGTTTGGGGCGGAGAAGAAAATAGTCCTCCTGTTTATGGTACTATTTTTATTGCCATAAAACCAAAAGGTGGATACACTTTAACACAAACACAAAAAAATATTATTGAAGAAAAAATTATTAAACCTATTTCTGTGTTAACAATTAAACCAAAGATTATAGACGTTGACTATACATACTTAAAAATTATATCAAACATATATTATAATCCAAAATTAACAGCATTAACTTCTGATCAATTAGAAACACAAGTATTTAATTCTATTCAGAATTTTGCAACCAATACATTAAATAAATTTAATTCAACATTTCAATTGTCATCATTAATAACTGCGGTGCAATCTGTCAATCAATCATTTATAACTAATGATGCATCGTTAGTGTTACAAAAAAGATTTTCACCAAATTTACTTAATTCAACATCATATTCATTTAATTTTGGTGTGCCATTGAAAAAAGATATTTTCTCAAAAAGTATTAGTATTAGTCCCACTTTTCAAGTAATTGACACAAAAAATAATAACATTGTTAGAACTGCATATCTAGAAGAAACTCCATCAGGAACAACTTTTTTAGATTCTATAACTATTATTAATCCAGGATTTGGTTACACATCCAATCCAATAGTAACCATTGTAGGTGATGGCACAGGTGCAACAGCAAAAGCAACTGTTGTAAATGGCCAAGTTAATAATATTACGATAACAAACCCTGGAATTAATTATACACAAGCTCTAATTGAAATTACTTCAGCTGATGGTAACGGAACTATGTGTTCAGCTTTGGCTGTTTTAGCTGGCAACAGAGGAACATTAAGAACATATTATTATAGTGAAGGTGTTAAAACAATTTTAAATGTTAATGCTGGCACAGTAGACTATCAAACTGGCGTAATTACATTGACCGATTTTAATCCATCACAAATTGATAATCCTTTAGGTATATTAACCTTACAAGCAATACCAAATTCAACAATTGTTTCTTCTGATAAAGATAAAATTATCACATTAGATAATACTGATCAGTCAGCAATTGAAATAAACATTACAGCAAGTAGTTAATAAATGATTTTAGATAATCACAAAACATCATTACAGATTGCTAAACAACTTCCTGAATTTATTCAGGATGATTCTGCTTATCAAAATTTTGTTTCTTTTATTGAAGCATACTATCAATGGATGGAAACAACTCATAGTGCAAATGCATCAAATACTATTGTTACTTCAAGTGACCAAGGTGTAACATACGCATCAAAGAATTTATTAAATTATTCTAATGTTGACAACACATTAGATGAATTTATTGATTATTTTATTAATGATTTTCTTCCTTACATACCAAAAGATGCTTTAACGGATAAAAGAAAATTATTAAAAATATCAAAAGAATTGTACAACACCAAAGGAACAGAAAACTCTTATAAATTCCTGTTTAGAGCTTTGTACAACTCAAGTGCCGAAATATTTAACACATCCGATACAGTTTTAAAAGCTTCAGATGGCAAATGGGTGATTACAAAATCTTTAAGAATAGATTCTTTAAATCCAAATTGGCTTTTAATTAATAATTTAAGAATTTTTGGAGAAACAACCAAATCATATGCAACCATTGATTATTCAAGTGTAACTGGTTCTAAAACTGAAGTTTTTATTTCAAACATACAAAGATTATTTAATTCTGGAGAATTTGTTCGTGTAGTTGACAACAATAATTCAGATGTTTATTTCCTTAATGGTAAAGTTTATATTCAAAACCAAGGAGTAAACATACCAGAAAACGCTGTAATACTAAGAGGTAAAATTATTGGTGTTATTTCATCGATTAGAATAAACTCCAAAGAACGTGGCCAATTTTATGAACCGGGTGATCCTGTTATTATTTCTGGTGGATTGAATCCGGATGTTGTTGATCCAGTTGGTGCAGAAGCTTTTGTTGGTCAAACAACAAGAGGCAGTATTTCATCTATAGTTGTTACTGATGGATCAAATGGTTATCGATTATCTCCAAATTCAGCTATTAATTTTTTAGGAACGGCAGACGCACCAGCAAAAGCTGAAATTAATTTATTAGATAGTGAAAAATTAACAAATGTTTCTTTTATTATCAGCAACTCTTTAGGTACGGCTTCAAATATAGCAATTGGCAATACGACTTTAGCACAAACATATAATATATTTCAAAATCCAGGTGTAACTAATACAAATTCTAGATTAGTGGATGCATTTACATTTACATCTTTTGCTGTTGGGCCAATCGGTTCTATTAAAATTACAAATCAAGGTGCAGGATATAATAAAACACCAAACGTTACTGTTACTTCTTTGTATTCTACTGACGCAGGACAAAGTGATTTAAAAAATCTTGGCATATTACAACCTATTTCAATTCGAAATGCTGGTACTGGTTATGGGAACAATGACACAATTAGTATTGTTGGTGGTTTGGGATCAGGAGCGTTTGCGAACATAGTAGTTAACGCAACAGGATCAATTGTTAGGGTGCCATACATATTTTCTGGCAACAATATAAACACAACTTACTCATTAGGTGGTTTTGGATATACACTTTCCGATCTACCAACTGTAATAATTAATAGTGAATATGGATCAAATGCAAGTCTTGTTATTCCAGGAATTATGGGAGATGGTGCAATTTTATCTCCAACAACGGATCGTATTGGCCAAATTTCAACCATCAATATTACCAATCCAGGCGAAGATTACGTTTCTGCACCAAAGGTATATTTAAATGTGCAAGATATTGCTCTGAGTAATGTGTCTGGAACAAATTCAATTGTTACCGGAGATATCATCTATCAAGGTAATACATACCTATCTGCAACATATTCTGCAAATGTTTATTCTTTTACTAGAACTTCATTTGACCCCACAGGAAATACACAAAATGACATCTACAGATTAAGGGTGTATGATTATTCAGGAAATTATGCCGAAGGATTAACTTTAAATATTGATAGAGAAGTTGGCAACACAACAGTACAATTAAATTTCAGTCCACAACCAGTATTGATTAACAAAGCTGGTTTACCTGGCAGTATGATTAAATATGGTGATGGTAATGCCAAAGCTAACGCAGCATTTTTAAATGGATTGATTGTTGGCCAAGGTGTATATTTAAATGAAGATGGACAGCCTTCTTCATTAGGATTAGTTCTAGAGAGTTTAGATTATAATAAGTATACATACGTTTTATCGGTAGAAAAAGCTTTAAAATCATATAAAGATTTAATTTTAAACCTTTTACATCCAGCTGGCTCAAAACTTATTGGTAGAAATTTACTAAGAAGTTCCAATTCGTTTAACCTTGGAACAGAAACGGGACACCAAAAAGGTTACACTTTAGAGTATGTGGCTGGTGGTGCAGCTTACTTGACCCTAGAAGTCAACACAGCCACCAATATAATTAGTAGTAATATTATCAAAGTCAACAATGTTATATCTGGTAACATTGGTAACACTATATTTGCTAATGATTATATAAAATTTGAATCCAGCAATAATGTAAAAGTGTATTCTTTAATTACTGATGTTGATCATGTGAATAACAAATTAACAATTGATGACAATGTATTTTTGACTTTTGCGAATGTGGGCTTTGGATATGCAAATGCCTCCTCAAACGTCATAAATATAACATCAGTTACAGGACAATATGATGGTAATTTTGACAGAAAGACACCAGCCAATAACATTATATACGTTGGAGATAGTGTTTCGTTAAACGGTGGACCATATTATGCAGTCACCAGAGTATTTGCCAACGGTAACATATCGGTGGCCAACAGTTCATTTGGACCATCAGGTAATTCTAGAATAACAGTAAACAAGAATGCTAATACACAAACCGCATTCATATACGGTCAAGTATTTGTATATGATTATCCATTATTAGCGACAGAAGCCGGCAACGATATCACCACAGAACAAGGAACTTATCTAATCATAGGGTAAAAAATGGCAACAGTAAAAATATCACAACTACCAGTTTTATCACAGTTATCGGCTAACAACGCCAACACAGTATTTGTGGTGGTAGATAGAACTACCAATACAACTTCACAGTTTTCTACCACAGTTCTGGCTCAAGGCCTATATGCCAATAATATTTTGAATGTTGGTACTGCAAACACCGGTCTTTTACTTCCAAATTCTGTAGCACAATTTATTAGTAATACTGCAATCTTTTCACAAGTTAATTTTCAAAACATTAATCGAAAAGGTTCTGCTGACATTGTTATAACATCAGATGATGGCGACAACTCAAATAATTATTTGGATTTGGGTGTTCAAGGTTCAAATATGGATGCTGATCCAACATTTGACTTACCCAATAATGATGGTTATTTGTATATGCATGGCAAGGACAATCAAAAGTATGGTAATTTGTGGATTGGTACAGCGATTGCAAATACTGATTTAGTTTTCTTTACTGGTGATCATAAACAAGCCAATGAAGTTGCAAGAATTGAAGATGGTGTTGGTCTATCTCTAAAGATGCCTATCAAGTTTGCTGATAACACCATACAAAACACGGCAGCGGTCACAGCAGCACATTCACAAATCATTTTCAATCAAGCAAACTCTGCATATAATTTTGCCATTAATGTAAACACTTATGCTGCAGCAATCTATGCACAAGGCAATACACAAAGTAATAGTATAACAGTAATGCAAGGTGTTAATACAACTCAAAACACCAATATAACAACTGCCAACAACCAAGCTTGGGCAGCTTTTAATGCTGCAAATACAAACTCTGGCAATATTGCCATACTACAGGCAGTTAACACAACACAGAACACCAACATCACTACAGCAAACAATCATGCTTGGGCTGCATTTACCAAAGCAAACAATGCTTTAGCCAATACAACAGGTATATTTGGTGGTACATTGACCATTACTGGTGATTTGGTGTTTGATGGTAGCCAAACTATTTCAGCAACTGATGATCTTTATATCGGTTCAAACGCTGGTGTACAAATACAAACTGATAATGGTGGTGTTCAGAAACAATTCCAATTTGGAACGGATGGAAATTTAACTGTTCCAAACTATATTGTATTCCCGGATAATACTGAAATTGGATATAATCCTTCAGCAAGTCCAACCACATTTATGGTTTCGACATCGAATTCGTTTACACTACAAGCCAACGGAAAACAATTTAATTTTAATACGGATGGATCATTGTCGTTACCAGGTGATTTAGATGTTACAGGTAATGTAACAATGATTGGGGTCGCTGCTACTGGTCAATTAACTGTAAACACAGCTTTAGCTTCAGCAACTGAAGCCGCTGTTCGTATTACGGGAAGTAATAATGCAGTTGTAGTTGAACCACAAAATGATGGTTATATGTTACAGATTACAGGTAAACCAAATTTACCAACCAGAGTTGTTTTGGATAGTTTTGGTGCAAACACATATGGTTTATTGGCAGGTCGTTCTGCTAGAGGTACCGCTGCAGCACCGACAGCAACACAAAATAATGATGTGTTATTGAGATTAGCAGGTAACGGTTATGGCACCACAAGATTTGCATCACTAGGTGTATCAAGAATAGATATTGTGGCTGCTGAGAATTTTACAGATGCTGCTCGTGGTTCTAAAATTAAATTCTATAATGTTCCTAATGGATCAAATGCGGTCACGGAAATTGCTTCATTCAATGCGGATTCTGTTGAATTTACTGGTACAGTTAAACCAGAAAAAGGATTCATTTATAATCCAACTATTTTACCTGGCGCTCAGACAGCCTTTACAATTGATTTTTCAACAACATCATTAATTAAAGCTTCACTTGCTGCAGATTGTATCATAACACTTTCAAATTATGTACATGGCAAAGTGGTTGAAGTTTGGTTAACAAATACTGGCGGCGCAGCAAGAACAATTACACATGGTTGTACAGCAACCAATTCAACTGTCAATTCAACAACATTTAGTATAGCAGGAACGGCTTCTGCGTACCTAAGATACTTCAGTATTGATGGTGATAACGCAAATACATTTGTAGCAATCCAATACGCTTAATAAATACATACTATGGCAAATTTTACAGCAAACTCATCTCAACTCATATACGGCAGTAAAATATATGAGGTGCTACAATATTATTATGCTCCTGCAACCACCTCTAATGCCACAAACACATTACAGAATGCTTTATATGCGTTTATTGGCCAAGTGGATCCATGGCCAGATGAAGAAGATCCACCCATGCCAACACAGGATCAATATTCTTTAAAGCAAGTATTCAAAAATATTATTGCTGCCAAAAAGGTAACATCATCTGATATTTCTCCGGTAATACCAAGGCGAGATTGGAAAACTGGTGTAGTATATGATGAATATTCCGATACAGAAGATATGTTTACGGTTGATGCAAATGGTATACTAACAAAAAATTTCTATGTGCGAAATCGTTTTGATCAGGTGTTCAAATGTTTAGGAAATGCTAACCGATCACAATCGACTATTGAACCTGAGTTTTTACCTGGTACATTTGACAAATCATTCTTGGTAAAAACAGCAGATGGTTATAAGTGGAAATTTTTATATACAATTAACATTGGCCAAAAACAAAAATTCTTAGATGTGAATTGGATGCCTGTGGTTGGTATTGGCCAAAACATTCCAAATCCGGTTGAAACTTTTGCTGCGCAAGGTGATATTCAGGTTATTAATGTTACAAACACCGGCCGTGGTTACTTTTCTGGTGGTGTAAAAATTACCATTAATGGTGATGGTCAATTTGCAAATGCTACGGCTAGTGTTAACGCATCCGGCTTTATTACAGACATTGTTATGGCAAATACCGGCCAAGGATATACTTATGCCGAAACAATAATAACAACGGAGGCAGGTTATCCGTCACCCAATGTAGTTGCTACTGCGAGTAGTCCTGTATCGCCAATAGGAGGTCACGGATTTGATCCTATATCAGAGTTGGGATGTAATCATGTTATGACGGCTTTAGAATTTAATGGTAGTGAAGGTGGATTAATACCAACCGATATTACCTACAGGCAATTAGGTATGATATTGGATCCCTATTCAAAAAGTAATCAAGGAAAACTTATACCATATGCAACTGAAACTGTGTATGACGTAACGACAAGTATTTTGGTTTCTTCTGGATTGGGTTCGTATGATAGTGGCCAAGTGGTGTACCAAGGACCATCTTTGGCAAGAGCAACTTTCAAAGCAAAAATTGTTAGCTTTAATCCAGCAACCAATATATTAAAGGTCATAAATATAACAGGAACACCAACTGCAAATGAAGTTCTTGTACAAGAAAGTTTATCATCAGGTCAGGCTATTATTAGAACGTTATTACAAGTAACCGATCCCGATTTTATTATCTATTCTGGATATATCACTTATATAGAAAATAGAACAGGAGTTGAACGTAGCGGAGATGCTACTGAACAATTCCGTGTTGTGTTAAGATTTTAATGGAAAGAAAAAATGGCACTTAATTTTAATGTAGAACCGTACTATGATGATTTTGATGTAACTAAAAACTACCATCGAATTCTTTTTAAGCCAGGTTATTCTGTTCAGGCTCGTGAGTTAACACAATCTCAAACCATCCTACAAAATCAAATCACAAGTTTTGCTGATGCAATTTTTGCTCAGAACACTCCCGTTTCTGGCGGTAAAGTAACAGTTAACCAAAATGTTTATTTTCTAAAGTTAAATGGAACCACACCATCTGGACTAACCACAATTGCAGCATCGTTTGAAAATGGAACAATTTATAGCCAAGATGGTTCGGTTGTTGCAAAGGTAATTGCTTTTGCAGAAGCCACATCAACTTCTATTGGAGTTGACGGTGATCCACCAACGTTAATGGTAACGTACATTACCGGTAATAAATTTGGTAGTGGTGACACAATCTATTTAAATGGATCAAACTATATTGCAACTATTATTACTTCATCTGTTGGTAATGAGGCTACAGGAAAAGGATCCATTGCTTCTATATCGAGAGGTATTTTTTATGTTAAAGGTAATTTTGTAACTGCTTCTGAAGATACGGTTATTCTTTCCAAATACAACGAAAATCCTTCTTTAAGAGTAGGTTTAAATGCAACAGAAACAATTATAGATTCTAATGATGACACCACTTTGCTGGATCCAGCATTAGGTGCTACAAACTACCAAGCTCCTGGAGCCGACCGGTATTTAATTAGTTTATCGTTAGAAACTCGGCCTCTAACATTAGGTGACGATGACAATTTTATTGAATTGGTTCGCCTTTCAGAAGGAACAATACAAAAACAAGTTGATGGAACCGTATACTCTGTTATTGACGATTATTTTGCCAAAAGAACAAATGATACTAATGGTGACTTTATTGTTAGTGATTATACTTTAACTCCTAAAGCAAACACTATTAATTCCAGTAAATATGATATTGGAATTTCAAAAGGTGTTTCTTATGTCCGTGGTTATAGGTTGGAGAATCAAAGTCCTGTATCATTAACAAACGACCGAGCAAGAACTCAAGATAGTGTATTAAATAATCCAACATTTATTGATTATGGAAATTATTTCTTTGTCAATTCATCCAATGGTGTATTTGATGTAACTACTTTACCTTCTGTTGATTTTCACACGGTAGATAAAACAAGCATCTCTTTGACAAATGAAAATTCATACAACTCAACTAAAGCAGCCACAGGATATATTAGGAATATGGTTTACTCCAGTACATCCAACACAGCAAATGGATCAGCTTACATTTATAAAGCATATGTTTTTGGAATTCAAAACCAAACCTTAACAGCTAATGTGGCCGCCGGTTCAGCAAACAATTCTTACATAACATTACCAAGCACAAATCAATTTTCAAATGTAGCAAATGCTTACTACAATGTAACTGTGAGTATTGATAAAGGTACTTCTGCTGGAGATTTTCGTGTAATTACTAGATATGATGCCGCTAGCAAAATCGCTTACGTTGATAGACCTTTTACGGTTGCACCAACCACTTCTTCTCAATTTACATTAAGGTTTGATGTAACTGATATAGAAACTATCATTAAAGCAACAGCAGGAACGCCATATACTGTTACAGCAAATGCAACAATTGATACATCAAGCAAAAAAACAAATGATGTTCTTGCTGACACCGTTCTTCAAAATCCAAATGCACCTGAGTTATTGTTTAACTTAGGTAATCAATATGTAAGTTATGCAAACAACACTTCATACTTAACAACACAGGTGTTTAGAAACGTTGCGTTTGGTATTTCTGGTGGAAACATTGTTGCAACATTAACTTTTGGTTCTGCACCTGTTTCTACTCTTTCTTTTTTAGGATCAGGATCATTATCAGCCGATGCCGTTTCACAAAACTTTCAAATCATTGTAACAAATCCTGGTTCAAATGCAGGTTTAAGGGCTGGTCAAACACTTCCTTGGAACATTTTATCTAGAACGTGTTCGATTACTGGTGCAGGTTCTACGGCCACATTTACAACACCAACTAGTGACTTAACTGCATTTACTGGAACAATTATTGCTAAAACGTATGTTAAAGCCGGCAACGATACAAGTTATATTATTAAAGCTAAAAATTTAGTAACAGGTAATACAACCGGCGTTAATCTTTCTGGAACAACTGTCAACAGTTACAGTTATGTTGACACAACACAAGGTCAAGTGTATATTACTTGGCAAGGTTTGGTTAATCCAGGATCTCCACAAAAATTATACATTACGGATGTAAAACGAATTGTAAAAATCATTGACACAAAATCTCAAGCAACATTCCCAACAGCTGCAATGTTGTCCGATCCTTCTTATGATATTACCAATAGATTTACGTTTGATAATGGCCAAAGAGATTCTCATTATGATTTTGCCACAATTACTTTAGGTGTAGGTCAGCCTGCAATTAAAGGTAATTTACTTGTGGTTTTAGATTACTATGCAACAACTGGTGGTGATGGATATTATAGTGTAATGTCCTACTTGGCACCAATTTCTTCTTCGCCTGAAAATTATGCTGAAATTCCATCTTACACAAGTTCAACTGGCAATCCATATCAATTAAGAGATTGTTTGGACTTTAGGCCATCTTTAATTAATGCTCAACCTAATTTTACAATTAGAGCGAGTGCATCTGGATCAGGTGCCTCAGGTGCTTACATACCTGTCGATCTTTCAATATTTGAATCCAATTATGGTTATTACTTGAGTAGAAAAGATAAACTTATTTTAAGTAAAGATAGGTCTTTTGAAATTATCCAAGGCACTCCTTCATCCAATCCAATTTCGCCTGGTGAACCAGATGGTGCACTCGTTATTGCAAACTTAACTCATGATCCATACACAGCTTACATTCCAGGTGAAGCAACAGGAGAATTACCAAATCTTTCAATTGAAAGAGTAAAACATAAACGCTGGCAAATGAGAGATATCTCCGATTTGGAGAGCAGAGTTAATAATATTGAATACTATACGGCTCTAAACACTTTGGAAAAAGGTGCTGCTTCATTACAAATTGCTGATGGTAATGGTTTAAACCGATTTAAAAATGGTATATTAGTAGATGATTTTTCTAGTTATGCTGCATCTGATATTTCCAATAATGATTATTTGGTTTCCGTTAACCGCAGAACAAAACAAATGACAGCAGCGCAAGTGGTTAAAAATTTCCCATTACAATCACTATCATTGATATACAATATGGGTCAATTAGATTCCACCAGTGCAAATAATTTAGGTTACAAAATTACTACTGCTGGAAAATCCAATTTCTTTACGTTATCTTATACAACATCCAATGTTATTACTCAACAGATTGCTTCTCGTACAGTTAATTTAAATCCATTTGCTGTATCATTGAATTCGGGTGTAATGGATTTAACTCCTCCAATGGACAATTGGGTTGATACCGAAAAAGCTCCTGATTTATTAATTGTTGATCCAAATCTACAAGTATATCGTGCAAGTGATCAAGTTAATGTGTTGCAAGTTGGTGATTGGAAAACAACAGTAGCCACCACCACAGATAATGTAATTGCTGCCGGAAGAAACTGGAGAGTAAATCAGGTTACAACCTACACAGAGCAACAACAAAAAACTGTATTAGGTAAATATGATAAGTTAAGTTCCAGTTACCTCGAAACATCTGGATACATTACCGATGTCAGTATTTTACCATATATTCGCCAACAATTTTTACAGTTCAATACTTATGGTATGTTGGTTAACACCGATGTAAGTGCATATTTTGATGGTGTTTTAGTTGACAAATATATTCGTAAACCAAATATTATAGAATTAACAAATGTTAGTGGATCATTTGCTGATGGAGATGTTATTGGTTTATTTGCTGGTGGTAACTTTACACCTTATGCCAAAATTGTTTCTTATTATGTTAATCCACAAAACTCAAATGTTCGTTTGTATGTTGTAACTTTAGAAGGAATTACATTTAATTCTGGCGTAACACTGCAGAATGCCAAATTTAATACATCTGGACAATATCAATCATCTACTGCTAGTGGTAGAATTGTTTCATATACCGGTGTATCAGGAAGATTAAGAAGTGCAAACTCAACAACATCGATTCAGTTGTCTGTTGCGTCATCAAACACCGACATTTATACCGGTCAAACATTGTATGTTATTAGTGGTTCTGGTGCAGGACGATCTTCTGTAATTAGTGCGTACAACACGACCACAAAAACAGCAACTTTAACAACAGGAGTTGGTGCAGCTGCAAATGACATCTACTCTATTGGAAAACTAACAACCAATGAAGTTGGTATGTTATCTGGTATTTTTGCTTTGCCTGGTGCTACTTTCAAAACAGGCCAAAGAACTTTCAGAGTAGATAATCGAATTGCTGGTAATATAGGTTCAGAAACAACATTCTCTGAAGCTACATTCCATGCTTCTGGTTTACAAACAACAAAACAAGGTGTAAATTATGCTTCTTCAATTGATTCAGCAAAAAATACATTTACACAAACACAAACCAAAACAAATGTAAGTAGTTATAATTACACAACTGTGTGGGATCCAGTAGCTCAAACATTTATTATCGATAAAGATAATTATCCAAACGGTTGTTTTTTAGATTCAATTAAAGTTTTCTTTGCCACCAAGCCTTCTACTGGATATGCACCTGTAACAATATCAATTGTAGGTACAGTCAATGGATATCCTGGTGGAGAAACTTTGGATCATTCACAAGTAACTTTAACAGCCGAACACATAAAAACATCCAATGATCCACACTATTTAAATCCTAATACATATACAGTATTTAAATTCCCAACACCAGTTTATTTGGAACCAAATAAATTGTATGCATTTATATTAAAATGTCCTACATCTAACGAGTATACAATTTATACCGCACAAAACGGTGATACAGCAATTTCTTCATCAGTTAAAAATTTGCCAACTGATCCTACACCAGCTACAACAACAAAAATTAACTCTGCGCCGTATGTTGGTTCATTATTTGTATCACAAAATTCTCAAACATGGACAGCAGATCAAAATGAATCTATGATGTTTGTTGTTGAAAGATGTGTATTTGATGTTGGTTCACAACCACAAATACAATTTGTTGTACCTAATAAATTACCTAGTAGAAAAATTGTTGGTCAAGAAATAGAATATTATTTAAATGCAAATTCTATTTCAAATACAATAACATCTTTTGAGAACACGGATGTTTCTGTCGATGCTTTTAATATTTCAACAACAGATTTTATACCAGGTACAACTTCTGTGGGTTACCAATATGCATCAACAGTAAAATCATCATATGCAGGTGCACCTACTGTAAGTGTAACTCCTGGTAAATTTGGTACACCAACTTATGATGACATTTATTTGAATGATGGTTTGGGACAACGTGTATTAAATGCAAATTCAAATACGTCATTCTCTCTATTTGCAACAATGACTTCTGTAAATGATGCTGTTTCTCCTGTAATTTCTGATGATGGATTAAGTGTATATTCTATAACATGGAGCATTAATAATCTTGGATTATCAAACAACATTATAACAGTTGTTTCTGGTGGAACAGGATACAATGCACAAACAGTTTCCGTAACCGTGAACTCTACTGATGGTTATGGTACCGGCGCAACTGCGATGGCCAACGTTGTTGGCGGTGTTATTGATAGTGTTTACATTACTAATGCTGGTTCAGGTTATATAACTACTCCCACAATAACAATAACGGATAATAGTACTCGTTCTGGCAATTCAAATGCCTCCGTTATTCTTGCTGGTGAAACTTCTAAATCTGGTGGCAATGCATTGGCCAGATATTTTACTAAGAAGGTTGTGTTGAACCAAGGTTTTGATTCTGGCGATCTAAGAGTTTACTTTACTGCTTATCGTCCGGTCAATACAAATATATACGTATATTATAAAATACTTTCTAGAAGTGATACACAGAAATTTGAAGAAGGTACATGGCAATTGATGACACTAATTAACAATAGTGATTCATTATATTCCCAAACACGAGATGATACATATGAGTTTGTTGCCGCACCAGGATCATTTGGCAAAGCACAAAATTATGTTTCATATACTAGTGATGTAACAAATCAAACGTATAACAACTTTAGCCAATTCGCTATTAAAGTTGTTTTATCAACATCAGATAACACTTTTGTTCCGTACCTTTCGGACATTCGTGCTATCGCTTTACCATCGGCGGTTTAATATGTTAGTTAAAGTAACTGGTACAACATTTGTAAGAGATACTAAAACAATGGCTTTAATCAACCAAGATACAGCTGGTTTGGATGATTACAACTTTAAAAAAGAATTAATGGGAAGCCAAAAAGAAGAAATAAATAAAATTAAAAATGAAATCAATGAAGTAAGAGATGATATTAAAATCATCAAAAATATGTTGATTCAGTTATCCTCCAGGAAATAATAATGGCTAATACCGTATCAGTTTTAAACTTCACAAATACCTTTGGTGACCTTCTGGCCCAACAAAATATTATTGCGAAAGAATTAAACAATCTTGGTGCCAATAATTACACAAAGGATAGTGGAACATTATATGTTAGTGGTATTGGTACAGGTTTATCCGTAACAAACACAGCAGCTCTTGGTGCCGCAGTTGTTTCCACAACCTTATCGGTTGGTGGTGATTCAACTCTGTTGGCCAACGTTTATTTGGATGCTCCTGGTTTCACATTACAAGTTGCAAACAATGCAATTATACACAAACAAATAGTTACTGATAATATTACAGCTAACACATTAGTAAGGTCATCAACTCTTAATATTACAGATATTGCACGAGTTAATAATTTAACAAGCAATAATGTGGTTTTAGCTTCAACATTAAACACCACAGGTTCAGCTTGGGTTAATAATTTAAGAGCTAATTCTGGTGTATCGGCACCATATATTACTGCTACAACAAGAGGTACTTTTGAGGACATTACTGCCAATAACCAAATAACAACGCCATATCTAAACGTAACCACCAACGTTATTTCTGATTTAAATGTAACCACTGATGTTCGTGGTAGAGATTTCTTTGGTAGAGTTGGAACATTTGATAGTTTTATTGCCGGATCAATGACCGTTTCTGGAAATTTTGTAGTTAGTGCGCCAACCATTTATTCTTCCAACACTTTTGTATTGAATGCTGGTGCTGGTGCAGGACAAACAAGTACTCTAGGTGTTGATCGAGGTATTAGTGGTGCAAATGCTTCTTTTAGATGGAATGAATCATTAAAATATTGGGAAACACTTGACGTTCAAAACGGTCAACACTTTAGAGTATTGACCAATATGCATTTAAGTGATTCAACAATGTTGAATAATTCTTTAAACGTGGCAACATCAACAGCTGTGTTTGATTTACAAACACAAGTGCGAGCAAATACAAATACGTTTACATCAAATGTAAATACTTTAACAACCACTTTGGCGGCCGCCAATCAATATTCACATACGGCATTTGCTCGTGCAAATACATCATCAAATGTATTTACTGGTACAACCGGTGTTTCGGCTGTGGCCACTAACGGAAGAATGTCGTTTAATAGTAATAATGGTGTTGTAATTTCGGCAACAGGAAATACATTATTTGTAAATACTCCACAAGAGTTAACCACCTTATCCAATCCAACATTTAACAGTATTTACAGTTTAGGTAATCCACTTTCAGTAGAAAACGGTGGCATAGGTGCATCTGAAAAAGTTCAAGGCTTAATTAACTTATTACCATCTACAATTGGCGTAGCAAATGGATCTGTATTGGCCGCTAACGCCAACACAATATATTGGACAACTCGTGGACCATTTTTTGCTAATAACTTAACATTTACACCATTTGGTGGTATTACTCAGAACACCATTCAATTAGCAATACAAGACCTTGAAACAAGAAAAGCAACTATTGCTAGTCCGACATTGACAGGAACTCCTGCAGCACCAACTGCCACGACCAATACAAACACAACACAAATTGCAACTACTGCTTTTGTTAATTCATCAATAGATTCGGTATTAAATTCTACAACCACCAAAAATATTAGTATATCCGGTAATGCTGGCACAGTTACCAATGGTGTATATACAAATGGTTCTTATGCTAATCCTGCATTTATTACATCGTTAGCTTCAACGAAAGTAACAGGTTCAATACCTGGTTCTCAAATTAGTGGTGCCATACCAGGAACAGCCGCAGGCGTAACTGGATTTACAATTAATCAAAGTGTTGGTACGGGTGATAATACAAGATTTAATTCTCTTGGTGTTGGCACAGCCGCATCTGGTACTGCAGGTGAAATTCGAGCAACTAATAACATCACTGCTTATTATTCAGACGACAGATTAAAAACACGTTTGGGTACCATTGAAAATGCTTTAGATAAAGTAATGTCTTTAACTGGTTTCTACCATGAAGCCAATGAGACCGCTCAATCGTTAGGTTATACTCCTGTTCGTGAGGTTGGTATTTCAGCCCAAGATGTTCAAAGGGTTATGCCTGAGGTTGTTGCACCGGCACCTATTGATCCACAGTATATGACAGTACGTTATGAAAGAATGGTTCCTTTACTAATAGAGGCCATAAAAGAATTAAAAGCTGAAATGGATTTGTTAAAATCCAAATAAAATTAAAACTAAATACCAATAGGATAAAGAATGCCGGCCGGTTACCAAGATTTATTTTTAGAACAAGGTACAACCTTTTCAACAACTATCACTTTAGATGATGTTGATGGTGTGGCTTATGATTTGACTGGCATGCAGGCTAAAGGACAGATAAGAAGGTCTTATTATTCTGCTAATGCTACAGCCACTTTTATTGTAACCATTCCTACTCCAACAGAAGGTGGTATTATTTTAAATCTGGCTGCAAATACGACAGCAAATATTGCAGCAGGCAGATATGTATATGACGTGGCAATTAAAGATTCATCTAACACAATCACTAGAGTTCTAGAAGGTACTGTTAGTGTTCTTCCACAAGTAACTAGGTTTTAAAAATGCCAGGACAAGTAATAGGCACAGTCAATGTGCAAGTTAATACTCAGAAAACCAGTGCGGTCAGGTCGATTACCTATGGTGCCAGAACATTAAAAAGTGCCACAGACCTGTCAATAACGGGTGCGGCTGATGGAGATGTCGTGGTTTATGAAGCCGATACGAATTCATTTAAATTGGCTCCAGTTTCTGGAGCAGCTGCTAGTTTGGATGCCGGAGAGTTCTGATGGCCAATACAACCATACAGATACTCCGTTCATATGCAAACACAAGGCCGTCCAATCTAGATGATGGTGAATTGGCGTATTCTTTTGTATCCAATACATTTTTTATTGGTGATAGAAATGGTAAAATAATCACGGTTGGTGGTTTAACCACTACGGAAAATGCAGCAAATACAGTAGTTCTTAGGGATGCAAATGGTAATATTAATGTTGCGACCATAGACGGTGGAAATTTCTAAATAGTAGTAGTGGAACAATTAGCCTAATAATAAGGAAAAAAAATGGCAAATACAAATATTTTAATTAAACGTTCATCGAGCACAGGACGCCCAAGTTCGCTCGCTGCTGGTGAATTAGCGTACTCGTATCAATCAAACACATTATTCTTAGGTACTGCCGCAGGTAATGGTGCTATCAACGTTGGTGGTATATACTACACGCAAGCCATTGATAATGCCACTAATGCTGCCACTCCAGATACGTTGGTTAAACGAGATGCCACAGGCAACGCTTCGTTTAATTTCATTACTGCCAACATTATTGGTACTATTCAAGGTACTGCAAATGCTGCTGTGCAATTACAAAACTCTAGAGATTTTTCTATTTCTGGTGGCGACATTACTGCTAGTGCTGTAGGTTTTAATGGTACAGGTAACGTAACACTAAATGCTTCACTTAATGCTATTCCCGGTTTATCTGCTGGATCATACGGTTCTTCGACTGCAATTCCAGTTGTTACTGTTGCCGCTAACGGCCGTGTTACAGCAATCTCGACACAATCAATTTCAACATCATTTACTTTAAATGGTGATTCTGGTACTACAACCATTTCTGGCGGTGACACACTTACTGTTGTTGGTGGTGCTGGCATAACAAGTAACGTTTCTGGTGACCAAGTAACTTTAGATGTCGATAATACAGTTGTTCGTTCCAATACAGCAATCACAAGTCAGACTATTGATGGCAACATTACAATTTCTGGTAACTTAACAGTTCAAGGCTCACACACAACAGTTAACACATCCACATTGAATGTTGTTGATCCATTAATTATCTTAGCTTCAAATAACACATCTGATGCAGTTGATATTGGTTTTGCTGCTCATTACAATGATGGTTCTACAAACAGACATACCGGTTTCTTCCGTGATGCTGGTACAAAAGAATACCACGTATTTGATAACTACACTCCTGAATTGACTGGTAATAGCATTGATGTTGCTAATGCATCTTTTAGACATGCAAACGTTAATGCGAGATTTGTTAAAGGTAATTTGATTGCCACAACAGCCGTATCTGATGGTTTTTATGGTAATGCAGGCGCTGTATTGAATTTGTATCCAAATCAAGCATATGCCGCATCAGGTAACCAATATATTGTTGTTGATCCAACCGCACCAAATCACATCCATGTTCGTGCTGGTGGCAATATTGATGCTTCTACTGCTGAACTATATTTGGGTGGTGAACAAACTAATGTTAATGTAAGTGACACTACAAAAGAAGTATACATTCGTGCAAACAATAATTATGTAGCAACCTTTGCTAACAATGGCACATTAAGTGTTTTTGGTAAAGTTATTGCTAATGGTCTCAATCTAAACGACCACTCACAAGCTGCATTTGATAAGGCCAATTCTTCTGTAACATCTACAACATCATTAACATTAGGTCAGTTAGTTATTGGCACTGGTAGTAATACTGTTGCAACATTGGCAAATACAACATATGTGTTAACTGGTGGTACATTAGGTACTTCAAGAACAATTACATCTCTTACTGTTGATCCTTATGGCCGTGTAACAGCTGCTACAACTGAAGATATTGCAATTGCTACTTCACAAATTACTTCTGGTACATTAGGTGTTGCAAGAGGTGGTACAGGACAAGGTTCATTTACAACAGGTGCAATTCTTGTTGGTAATGGTACAGGTGCTCTACAAACTCTTGCTAATTCAAACTTCTCAGCAACAGGTTCTGGTGCTTCGAACAACACAATATCTTCATTGACTGTTGATGCTTATGGCCGTTTAACAGCTGCAACGTTCTCGGCAATTTCTGGTTTAACTGTTGGTCAAGGTGGTACAGGTCGTTCAACATTTACCACAAACGGTATCATATATGGCAATTCCACAGACGGTCAATTAGTAACTGCTGCCGCAGGTACCGCTGATCAAACATGGAGTAATCAAATTCTTACTGTTACAAATGCTGGTGTTCCAGTTTGGACTAGTGCTTTAGATGGTGGTACATTCTAAAGTAGTTTTATAATTTATATTATTTTTTATGTGGCCACCTTCGGGTGGCCCAACAATTTAGGAGTTTGAAATGGGAAATGAAAAGTTTGTTAATTATTATATTGAAAATTTAATTGCTACAATGAATGATTGTTTAATTAGAAACATATCATTACAAACAAATGAAAGAATTAGTAAAGAAGCAATTGAAGATCAAGCTAAAGCAATTGAAGATTTACAAAATACTATTGAATCTTTAAAAAAAGATAATCAATCTATACAAAATACTAAAGAGGTTTCTGACAAAGAAAAGTATCAAAATTTAGAAAATAGTATTAAAGAGCATTTAAATACCATTAGAGGTTTAAATGAACAAATTGCTGAAGCCGACAAACTTAAAAATGAATATGAAAATGTAAAACATCAAGTTCAACACGTTGATACGTTTAGAAATGAATTGATTAAAACTCAAAAAGAATTAGAAGAAATTAAAGCACAAAATGTTAATCAACAAAGTTTAAAAGACCAAGTTAATAGATTACAAGCTGAACTTACTAATTCACAAAATATTATCATTCAAAAAAATGGTATTATTGAGAAAATTAATATTGATAAAGATAAAGCAATTGCTGAATTATCACAAAAAATTGAATATTTACAATTAACTCCTGCAAAGCGAAAGAAAGTTGATGAAGAAAGAGCTAAAGAAATAGAAACTCCTACTTCAGATTTATTTGTTTCGGATACACTAGATAAGGACGGCGGAAGTTTTTAAGTAAATGGCAATTGCAAACACGACTGTAAAGTTAAGAAATTCAGGTGTAGCAAATAATGTACCATCATCACTAGTATTTGGTGAGTTGGCGATCAATTACGCCGATGGAAAATTATTTTATAAAAACGCCAACAATTCAATTGTAGCATTTACTTCTGGTGCAAATGCTTCCAATACATCATCATTTGCAACTGTTAATGCAAATTCATCTTTAGTTCTTGCTACATCTCCTACAGACACATTAAATTTAGCGGCCGCAAATGGTATTAGTATTACAACCAATACAATCACCAAAACAATTACATTTGGTGATGCAGCCACTCAACAATTAGCTCAAGCAGCTTTTGATGCCGCAAATAATGCTTCTGGTGGAAGTGGCGGAGTATTAACTTCTACGGTTAATACTTTTTTAGGTAATGGTTCAAATAGATTTTTTAATTTAACGGTAACACCTACAGATATTAATTATACAACTTTAGTAATTGGTGGTGTTGCACAACCTAGAAGTTATTATACGGTTGTTGGTTCTTTATTAACAACTAGTTCAGCGCCAGCAAACAATATTATTGTTGAAGTAACTACGGTAGGCACGTCCAATACGACACTATATACCATTAATTACACAACAAATAATATTCTTAGTCCATTTTTATTAATGGGCGCTTAAAGGAAAAAATATGGGGATAGTTTATAAAGTACTAGGACAATCCAATCCAGCAATTAATACTGTTACAACTTTGTATACCGTACCAGGAGCTACTAGTGCGGTGGTTAGTACCGTTGCAATTTGTAATCAGTCAGCAACTCCAGCTAATTTTGATTTGGCGGTTCGGCCGGCAGGTGCAACTCTAGAAGCAAAACACTATGTAAGCTATAGAACTCTATTAGCTGGGTATCAAACAACCACACTAACACTCGGTATCACATTAGCTGCTACTGATGTTATTTCTTGTAATGCTAACACTAACACGGTGAGTTTTAATGTATTTGGTAGTGAAATTAGTTAAAAACTAATTAAAGGACCGACATGACCACCTTAAAGATACAACCATTAGCAGTAGACCAAACCGGTGACTTTTATTTTAACACAGTCACGGCTAATAATTTACTTGTAAATACGGTCAATGTATACGATTCAATTATTGGTGCCAATGCCAATATTGCTTTACTATTTTCAGTAAATGATTATCAAAACACCACAATAACCAATGTTAACACCTATGCAACCTCTGCATATGGTCAGGCAAATATTGCCACAACATTGGCTCAAGCAGCTTTCAATTACGCCAATACACTTGTTAGTGATACACAAATTGACCCATTTGCCAGAGCAAATGCAAATGCGGCTTTGGCTACAGCCAATACAGCTTCAGCAAACACAATTTATATTCAAGGTATAGATGATACTCAAAATACTCGTTTGAGTATTATAGAAACTGTTAATCTTACACAAAATACCAATATTACAGCCGCTGATGTAAAAGCTCAAGCAGCTTTTGATAAAGCAAATACTGGTGTAACTACTTCAATTGACCAGTATGCCAGAGATACTGCAAATTTAGCAACAGCAAATATTGTTGTTATTCAAGGCACCAATGTTACACAAAATACCAATATTGTGGCCGCTGATGCTAAAGCACAGGCAGCTTTTAACACTGCAAATACCAAATTCAATTCTTCTGGTGGAACAATTTCTGGAGATACAGTAGTATCAGGAAATTTAACCGTTACAGGTACAACATTTTACGCCAACACGGTTAATTTAAATATTGAAGATAACATCATTACATTGAATTCAAATGTAACTGGTGTACCAACATCAAATGCTGGCATTGAAATTAATCGTGGTTCATTGGCCAATACAAAACTATTATGGTCTGAAGCAAACAATGCTTGGGAATTTACCAATAATGGTATAACCTATGATAGAATTGCCAGTCAGACATATGCTAATGCGGCTTATGCGGCAAGTAATACAAACACAACAAATATTGGATTTGTTAATACATTTGCTGGTTCGGCTTTTGCTAATGCCAATGCTGCTTTGGCAATTGCCAATTCAGCACAAGCCAATACCATCTATACTCAAGGTGTAGATACAACTCAGAATACCAATATCTCCTTGTTACAAGGAGCAATGACTTCAGCCAATGCCAATATAGTACAAATATTTGGTATCACTTTAGGTCAAAATGCTTTTTCACAAGCAGCTTTTAATACAGCTAATACAGCTTCAGCAAACACAATCTATTTACAAGGTGTTGCTTCAGGTCAAAATACATTTATTCAAGCGGCTTTTAATAGAGCCAATACCGGTATATCAGATTCAATAGACCTTATTGCTAGAGCCAATGCAAATGCTGCTTTGGCAACTGCCAATTCAGCGCAAGCCAATACGATCTATACTCAAGGTGTTAATGATACTCAAAATACCAATATCACTTTAGCTTATGGTCAAGCAAACATTGCTACAACATTGGCTCAAGCGGCTTTCAATTACGCTAACACCATTCAAGGTGGAGGCGGAAGTGGCACATTCACCGGTGGTTTGGTCACGGGCAACACAATTTTTGCTGGTACACTACAAGCCAACGGTGCTGTAAGAATTGCCAACACCAGCGGTAATGTAGTATATACTTTACCAAATTATGATGGTGTTACTGGTCAGTCCTTAATAACTGATGGTTACGGAAGATTACAATGGACTACTTTGACTGCTATAAATGGTACTGGTGGTGGTACTAGTACCGGTTTTCCATATGTTGATTTAGGTTTTGTTTGGGAAAATCCGAGTGTACTTCTTGATATGGGTACGTTGACCTAATCGGAAATAATAATATAAATATAAGATAACTTAATAGAGATATTCCATGCCAGCTACACAATTACAATTCAGAAAAGGTAACACCGCCCAGCACTCTACCTTCACCGGTGCGTTTGCCGAGGTTACAGTAGACACGGACAAGAAAGTTATTGTTGTTCACGATGCCGTCACTCCTGGTGGTACTCCAATGGCAACCGCAGCGTTTGCTCAAGCTGCTTTTAACAAAGCGAATACAACTCCCACCAATAATAGAATTACAGTAAGTAATACCGCAGGTTATGTTCCGCCAGCCAATACCTTATTACCAGGTGAATTGTTTGGTAATTTAGTCGATGGTAAATTGTATATGCAGCTCACAACAGGTCGCATTATTGACCTTTCAACAAGAGCTGTAGGTAAAACATACTATGTTTCAACAAACGGTTCAGATACTTTTGATGGAACGACACCATCTGGCGCCAAAGCGACCATTCGTGCTGCATTAGCTTTAGCTCAACCAACTGATATCGTTCAAGTATTTGGTGGTACTTACACAGAACTTAATCCTTTAATTCTTCCACAAAACGTACAATTAGTAGGTGCTGGTGAAAGAGCTTGTATTATTCAGCCTTCTGATCCAACTAAAGATATTATTTGGGTAAATAACAATTCTTATGTGACCGGTTTTAAATTTATAAATTATTCCAAATCTGCAATTGCTTTTCCAGATTTAGTCATTGATGCCAATACTACGGTAGCTGCAACACAAAACACGTTCACTCTACGATCAGGTTTGCCTTACGATAATTATTATAATAGTATGAGAATTACTATTACTGGCGGTATTGGTGCTGGACAATTTTCAAATGTGGCATCTTATAATGCCGCAACTAGAGTTTGTACAATGGATGTAAATTGGAATCCTTTTCCAACCAATACATCCACCTATACGATTGGTATTCCTTTAAGAACGACACCTGCTGCCAACACAACAAGATATTCAACCAATATTACAGGTAGTCCTTACATTTATAATTGTTCTTCTATTACTTCAAATGGTACCGGCATTAAAGTTGATGGAGCTTTATCAACAGGAAATAAGAGTATTATTTCTGCACAATTTACACAAGTAAATTCTAATGGTCGAGGCATTCATATTACCAATGACGGATATTCTCAGTTGGTTTCTATTTACGGCATTTTCTGTGACACTGCTTTTTTAGCTGATAATGGTGGTACTGCTTCAATGGGTAACTGTAACGTTAACTTTGGTAACAAAGGTCTAGTGGCTAATGGTAAAGGTTCTTTAGCAATGACAGCCCGTTTTGCTAATACATCGGCAGAGGCCTGTACCTCTATTTTCCTAAATACAATTAGTTCAAATACCGATTTAGGTATTACCGCCAGCGTACCGTATTCTGGTTTAGTAATGAAAATTACTGGAGATAATGTAGACAATTATTATTCAGTTGCTGAGGCAACTCCATTGTCTGCAGGAAATACACGAGTAACATTTCAAACTTCATTACCTGTTAGTTGGCCAAGTGGAACAACAGTTTCATTTTTTCAACAAAGTCAATTAAGAGCTTCTGGCCAAACATTTGAATTTGTTGGTGCTGGTACTAGTATAAATTCTTTGCCAAAATCAGGTGGGGTACCAAATGTGGAATCACAAATTATTACAATTGGTGAAGGTGCAGTGTTTGCTACATCTACCGATCAAGACGGAAACTTTAAGGTATCGGAATTAGTAATTAACCAATCAACATCAACCATTACAGGTAGAACTTTCTCAAAAAGTCTTTTTGCAGAAATGACGCCATATATTCTTGCTCTGGAGACTTAAAAAATGGCTACAATAGCATTAAACACATTTAAAACAACTACAGCGAATGTAACAACAGTTCAACAGACAATATATACCGCACCAGCTGGAGTAACCACAGTTATTCTTTTGGCTCAAGTTTCAAATATAGATACAACCAATTCTGTAACAGTTTCTGCAAATCACGTTAGAGGTTCAAATGTTACTTCAATCATTAGAAACACCACTATTCCTATTAGAGATGCCGCCACTTTATTAACAGGTAAATTAATTCTACAAACAGGAGATTCATTTACTGCAATTGCTGATGCCAATAATAGAGGACAATTGTTATTGTCTTACTTAGAAACTGCTAATCAATAAAATAACAAATGCCTAATAAAGATTCAAGATTAATTAGTGGGCGAGTTCCGGTAAGTAATTCGTCCAGTGTAACATCAGATAGATATGAATATCTGGATTTAAGTTCTGCGGAACCAAATTTAGGTGTTGGCAATACTGGTGAAGTTTTAATTTATAGCGCAACTGCACCAGGTAATAGACAATGGCTCTCTCAAGGCTCACTTAATTCCGTTGATCAATTAGCCAGAACCAATGCCAATGCGGCATTTTTGGCAGCCAATACAGCGGCCGCAAATACTGTTGTATTACAAGGCCAACAAGATACACAAAATGCTGCAATTACCGTTATTCAAGGTGTTAATAGTGGTCAAAATGCTTTTATTAATTCTGTAAGTTCTTTTGCTCAAAGTGCTTTTCAACAAGCTAATACAGCTTCAGCAAATACCGTATATTTACAAGGTGCATTAAATACTGCCAATTCGAATACTGTTGTATTACAAGGCCAACAAGATTCACAAAATGCTTTAATAACAGCTGTTAATCAATATGCCCAATCGGCATTTGGTTCAACAAATACAAATGCGGTACAAATTAGCCAAGTAAGCACATATTCACAATTTGCTTATTCTTTGGCCAACACAGTACAAGCAGGTTTAACAACCACACAAATTTATGTACAAGGTATTAATGATTCTCAAAATGCTTCTGTAGCAAATTCTTTTTCTTATACCAATAGTGCGTTTTTAAGAGCAAATAATTCACTTGTTTTAGCTCAAGCTGCTTTTGATAAAGCAAATACTTTTGGTGGTGGTTCAGGTGGTGGCGGTGGTGGAAGTAATTTTGACGGAGGTTCAATCACTCAACAGTTAATTCTTCTGAATACAGAAGATGCTGTGTCAAACACCACAGGTTCTTTGCAAGTTAGAGGCGGTGCCGGAATTAAAGGTAACCTCTATGTAAGTCAAATTTATATTACAGGTAATAATGGACTTAACTTTCCTGATGGTTCAACCTTCAATGTGGCCACAACCTTTGTTACCTATGTATTAGATGATATTTCACAAAAGTTTGATGGCAAAACAACCAATTTTGATTTAACACATTCTGGCGGCCAAGCGGTTATTCCTACTAATCCAGTTCAACTAAATATATCAATAGGAAATATAAAAATAAACCCAGCAACCAGAATTGATGATTTGGTTAATTTGACGGAAATTTCTTTATTTGATAGAGGTTATATTTTCTCAAATAATCAAATTATATTTGCTTCGGCGCCAGCGCCAAGTTTAGGATTTTTTGGTACTTATACATCGAACCAAGTAATACCAAAAGATTATACATATATAACAACACCATTTACACCACTAAATATAATGCTAGGACCTTAAAGGAAAATTAAAATGGCAAGACGAATAATCTTAGAAACCGCTTATACATTCACACCATCAACAAGAACAATTGTACTACCGAGAGTTCTGCCAAAAGAACGTTTATTGTTGATTACGAATGTCACAACAAACAAAGTAATTTATAATTTTAGTGATCCAACACTTACCACTACTAATTATATTATTGCTCAAGGTACAGATGTATCTGCTCCGCCAACTACAAGCATTGTATTAAGTTATAATACTACTAGTATGTCATCAACAGATAAAATACAAATTGTTGTTGATGAAGTTGCTGAATCATTTGAACCAACAGATTCACTTTTAGATCCTGTTGGTAAACTAAGAATTTCTTCACCAGAATCTTTAATTGATACCGATTTTGAATTTGGTTTACAGCCAACAAAATGGGAAAATATGACTTTATTAAATAATCGTCCTTCATTTTTTACAAATACACAGACGCCAATAGCTTTGTTAGATTTAAGAGCAACTAATGGTTCTACTGCAGTTGTGGCAAATACTTCTCCATCTGCTCCACCAGCAATTGGTACTCCAGTTTTAGTTAATGACAGTTATTTCCCTGGAGGAAATGGGCCATTTTTGGTTGAAGCAAATAATACATCATTAAATACGTTTACTTACACGGCACGAAACAGTTTTACAGGATCAACTGGTTCAATTTTTAATTCTGCTCAAACTGTTGCTTATGCTGGAACTTTTTATAGCAATACAAATATTGCTTTTACTTCTGTAACAGCATCAGGTCAAGTAATTACAGCAACAACAACTGATCCACACGGTTTTCAGGTTGGTGATGGAGTTTATTTTATTAATATGACTGCTGTTGCAAATGCTCCAAATGGAGCATGGACAGTAGCTGCCGTAACATCAAGTACAGTTTTTCAAGTTATTGTTAATAATACTCCCACTTCATTGAATGCTACTGCTGGTACAATTTATCCAAGGCCTGACGGACTCTTTACACACCGTGCTTTTGATGGTGGTGTTCAATTCTCATCAGGCAGTTCTGCTTCTGGTGGTGCCGCTATTCGTCAAACTCGTAAATATTTCCGTTACCAATCAGGTAAAGGTTTACAAATGAGTTCTGGCACAATTCTTAAACCAAGTTATAATATTGATGAAATTTCTTCATCAGGCACAACTTGCACAGTAACAACCAGAATTCCTCATCAATTAGCTGCAGGCGTTACTGTACAAGTTTCAGGTGCTACTGAAAGCGCTTATAACGGAACATTTGTTATTACTGCTGTTTTAAATCCTTTTGTATTTACATACACAGCTATTACTACACCATCAGCAACTCCAGCTTCTGGTGTACCATCAGTATCAGTTACATCATGGTATAATGCATCTGCTCGACTAGGAATGTTTGACAGTAATAATGGTCTTTTCTTTGAATTTGATGGTCAACAACTGTTTGCAGTTAGAAGAAATACAACTCAACAACTTTCTGGTTATGTAACTTTAACAAATAATTCTTCAACAGTTACAGGAACACCTGTTAATGGTGTAACAACCAAATTTAGTAAACAATTGGTTCCTGGTGATACTGTATTAATTCGTGGAGTATCGTATAGAGTTAATGATATTCTTAGTGATACATCAATGACAATTATTCCTCCATACAGAGGACCAAGTTATACAGGTAGTAATGGAGTAACTGTTTCTAAAACCAACGAAATAAGAACTCCACAATCACAATTCAATATTGATAAATTGGATGGAACCGGTCCAAGCGGTATGGTTTTAGATTTATCCAAAATGCAAATGTTCTTCATTGATTATTCTTGGTATGGTGCGGGTACAGTTCGTTTTGGATTCCGTGATACTCAAGGTAAAATTATTTACGTACACAGAATGGTCAACAGCAATCAGAACTTTGAAGCTTATATGCGTTCTGGTAATTTACCTGCTCGTTATGAAGTTGATAATAGTGCAAGAAGAACTGTTTTAACCGCAACTTGTTTGAATTCGGATACAACTTTAACAGTAGCTAATACTGCTGGATTTCCAAGTACAGGAACTTTATTAATTGCAAACCAAGGTTCATATGAATATGTTAATTACACAGGCATTTCATCTAACACAGTATTTACGGGTTTAACAAGAGGTAGATCCACAACTACTATTGCAAATATTTCAACTACTGCAAATTCAATTAATGTTACCACAACAAGTTCTGTAACAGGAATACAAAATGGAATGTATGTATATGGTCCTAATATTCCAAACAATACATCCGTTTTCAATATTATTCCTGGAGCCACAAGCACAATTCAATTGACGCAAGCTGCCACCGGAACTGCTACAGGACAAACATTAAACTTTAATCAAATGGGTGTAGCAGCAACAAATCATCCATATAGTGCTACAGGTCCTATTGCAGTATATTTACATAATCCATCTTATGGTCCAACATTAAGCCATTGGGGAACTTCTGTAATGATGGACGGTAGATTTGATGATGATAAAAATTTACAATTTACTTATGGTGAACTCACTCAAACTACTGTTGCTCCTGGTGCTACGGCCGCTTTATTAAGCATTCGTATTGCTCCTTCTGTCGATAATGGTATTACAGGATTTCTTGGTCAAAAAGAGATTGTTAACCGTATGCAATTACAATTAAAATCACTTGGTGTTCTAGTTAATGGTTCATTTTTAGTTAACTTAGTATTAAACGGTACTGTAGTATCACAAGGTGGTAGTTTAGGAACCTTTGGTCGTTTAGCAACAGGAACATCAAGTTTGGCTCAAATTGCTGATCATACTGGTAACGTATCGGTAACTGGCGGTGAAAATATTTACGGTTTCTATGCAGTTAATTCTGCTGGTTCTGGTAATTTTTCCGTACAATCATCCGAATTAGGTTTCCTTCGTGAAATGGGCAACTCTATTATTGGTGGTGGTTTATCTAATACACCAGGACAAGGAATTTATCCAGATGGTCCTGACGTTGTTACAATTTTGGCAACCAATATTGGTACCGCTTCAGCAAACTGTCAAGCTCGTTTAAACTGGACAGAAGCTCAGGCATAATAAAAAAATAATATGTCTATTAATAAAATAGTATTAGAAACTGATGGGTTGATTGTAGGTGACAGTCAGCTTGTGGCATCCGGTGGTGGTGTTTCTATTGGCCAAAATTTAGTTGTTCAAGGAAACACCTATACAGGAAATATTATAACATCTAATGTGGTAACACAAACATTATTTGCTTCATCAATATTTTTTCCTGCTAATAATTCTACAGGATCTCCAGCACAAACAATTACTGGTGCAACCTTATTGGAAAGACAATATACAAAATTAGGAGGACTAACTCCTTTTGTGGATAATTTAAATAGATTTTATCCGTCTGCTCCTATTGTGGCAACTTCTTTTTTGGCAAGAGTAGGAACAGCACCAATTGGAGCAAATGCAACATTTTCAATTTGTAAAAATGGCATTCCTAGTGCAAATTTAACAATCGTATCCGGTCAAACTGTTTCATCAGAGGTAATCAGTCCTATTTCAGCAAATACCGGAGATTTCTTTAGTATAAATATAAATACTACTGGATCAACAGTTGCTGGTGCCGACTTGTATATCACCCTCAAATACTACAGAACCTCTTAAAAATATAATTGGAGAAATAAGATGGCAATAACTCATACTTTTACAAACAACAATCTTGAAGTGTTTAAAGATGGTGTAATACAACTTAGTCAACCATTTAGACCAACTTCAACAGGCGACCAACCTGCATGGGCAGATGAGCAAGAAGCTCTCGAATGGTTTTATGAAAACGGTTCTCATAGATTTACAAAAGAAGAAATTGCAGAATATCAAACAAGTTTGGGAGCAGAATAAATGCCAAAAATTAAATCAGTTCAAGTATCAAATACAAGATACCAATTAATTGAAGATCCAAATCCTAGCTTCAATAGATTATTTCAAGATGGACAAGCTCTCGATTTAAACACATTGGTTCCTGCATGGCAAAAACAATTTATGTACAATATCAACGGTACCGTACAATATGCCGGGCAAGATGTTAATACTGCAAGGTTCCAAGATATTCAACCTGTTTTAACTAGAACTGCATTGCAACCGAGTAACGGTTTTACAGATAATTTTCCTATTTTGGACTATGGATGGTTTAGAGTTGGTTATATAGCACTACAAAAAGGTACCATTTCAACTTACGCTGTTGGTGATGGATCCGGTACAAGTCAACTCACCGGAGCAGATTATTCAAGATCAACTGCACAAGGTCAATATGATACTTATTGGTGGTCTTTAGATTTTAATAATTTTCCTACGGTGAAAAGTTGGAAAAGTCCTGTGACAGGTTATTGTCATATGCTTTATTATCCAAAAGAAATAAGAAATGATGACACAACTACCATAGGTTGGGGAACTTGGTTATCCGATTTAACACAGGGTATAAACAATACATCAAATAATTCAGCATTATTCGTTAATACATCACTCCGCACAATGAATATGTTTTGTTGGGAAGATACCAATTTTGGTGTTATGTATGGTATGAGAAAACTTGCTGGCATAAACCAACGAGCTGTAGCTGTTCAAGGATTTAATTTTGGAAATACTTACAATTATACAACCAATATTGTAGCTCCAGGTGATCAATCAACAATATTTTTTATAGGTGTTGATAATAATGGATTTACTTGGTGGTACCAACATCAAGATCAAACAACTGATAGTCGTGGATTTATTTACAAAATTGATCCTAGAAATTTAGCATCAACAACAATGATTTCCAATTTAACATCTCAGGCTGGACAAGTTACTAGAACTAGCGGATCATATAAGAGAAATTATCCAAGTAATATTCGCCGTGACGCCAACAATCGTTATGTATTTTATACTTCACATTATGATAATAATGATGCAATGTTACAACCAATGCGAATTGTATATGATGCAGCAAACGGAACGGTTAATACCGCCAACTGTAATATGATTTTCCCGGTAGGCACAAACTACCGTACTTATGCATCACCCATGTCAATTCCTTGGACCGACCCAAGCAACAACAACAATCATACATGGATGATGAAGCCACACCAGTTTACTTCAAATGGTAATACGTATATTACATTCTGGTTAGTTGATCAATTTGCTTGGCCATCGGCTTCTTTATCCAGTACTTTTCAAACATGGTATTCCAGTAACGGAAATATTCGTTGGGCAAATACAGCACAACGAACAATGGTAACTTATCAAATTGCTGCTAATTCAGGTTTTGGAAATTTAAATGCAAATACTGATGTTAATTTAACTTATCATAGTGCTTACACATTCAATACAATTCTTGATATTCCTAAAAACTTTATGCCAATCAATGCCAACAACACATTAATGGCTGTTGTTTCTGGAAGTAAAACAAACTTCTTTGCTTGGAACAATCAAACTGGTTGGGCATCAGGTGGTGTGTACAATACTGAATTCCGTATGCTTGGTATGGACACAACAAATCGTATTTGGGGTTATGCAATGGATGAAAACAATGGTAGCATCCATGTTCTTACACCAAGTTTATCAGTAAACGTAGTAATTCAAATGGCTTCTGTAAGTTATACATATACAGGAACAACGATTAGTACATCAGCAACAATTAATGCTTATGACTTCACAGGTGCTAGAGTAGCAGCTAACGTTACACTAACTATTGATGGCACAACAATGACATTTGCACAAAATGGATTGAGAACATTAAATATTCAAACAAGTTCTACCATTGATACTACAGTTAATTTAAGCATCTTTGGTGGTGGTGTTAACAATATCTACGCCTACGCTTAATCTAAATAACATCATAATTTAATTTTAGGGAAGTTAAAAATGCCAGAAATCAGAACAGTTCAATATACAGATAGAAAAATTGCAGTTATTGAGGATCCAAATCCAACATTTAGCCGTATTTTTCTTGATACGGTTCAACACGATTTAGTAACTTTAACTCCATCTTGGACCAAAAGCTGGCATTATAATTATCAAGGTATTCAATGGCATGCCACAGGTAATTCATCTTATGTATTTGTTGGATCATTTGGCCCAGGACAAGGAATACAAAGGAATATAACTAATTCCTTAGGAAACCAAATGGCATCCATGGAAACAAACATTTATTTTCCTGTAACTGATGATGGATTTTTTAGAGCAGGAATTATGTGTTTGTCCAGAGGAACAATTTCAACTTATGCAGTAGGTGATCAGTCAAGCAACTATGCTGCAAACACCAATATTGCTGCTAATGCAATGATAGGTGGTTCAAGAGCTTTTAATAATTTCCAACATGACACTTATCATCAGACAATGGATTTTGCAAATTATCCTATGTTAAAATTAGCAAGAGTTGCTAATAATACTCAAATTGTTGCAATTTTACCTGGTGATCGAGGCCTCGGTGGTATGGCTGCTACAGGAGCTGGTAGCTCTCCACAACAATACAATCCTTTTGCAAATAGCAGCGGATATAATGGAAATGCAAACGATGGTTGGTTCCTTTATGGTACTGATATAACTGCTGGTATTGGTGCCACATTTGGTATACCGGGATTAACAGCATTTTTAACTGGTGGTAGCAACAACCCTCCGCAAGTAACACTTCCTTTAACCGAAGCCGAGGCGGCTACGGCGGCCGGTGGCATATCATCCCGTAACAATATTGGTGGTACTTGGGGATTTGGTAAAATGGGAAGTTCTATTGCATACGAAGATGCTGGTAACGGTGCAATATATCTAATGAACAATGCAAATCCATCTAAACCTTATGTTAATAAAATTACTGGTTATACAACATTAAATCCTGTGATCATTCCAGTAATTGGTGCAGGTGGCGCTGGTGGTACAAATTCATCTCTTATAGAACCTAATGGAATAGCAAACAATTCTCAACGTATTTTCTTTGCTGGTGTAGATAATACAGGTAATACTTTGTGGGTAGTAGCCAATGACCATCCAACAAGAGCTCATGCTGTAGATTGCGGTATTACAGTTAATCGTTTAAGCTCACAAAACAATTTCTTCTCAAACGTATCATTTGTTCACACAGCAGCAAACCAAAATACACATTTCAGTTCTTATACTGGCGAAAGATTACGTAGACTATCTCCAAGTAACATGCGCAGAGATGCGGCTGACGCCACTCGTTGGGTATTCTATACTCCTCATTATGATGCAGGTACTGCAACCAATCCTGGTAATTTCCCTGGAGGTTCCGCTTTTGGTAATGCAAACTTAGTTCCTTTAAGATGGACAATTAATATCAATACAGGTAACGTATCAGCTTCATATTGTAACATTGCTTATCTTGGATCAAATACTCATTGGAACATTGCTGCTCCAATGGTAATGAATATGAACCAATGGACTCCAGATACAGCAAACAATACTTGCCCATGGGGAATGAAGCCTCATCAGTTTGTGTCAAATGGTAACACATATATTACTTTCTGGATTACAGACCAGATGGCATTATCTTCAACTGGTCAAGGTGCTCGGCGTTGGCCTACTCCAAATACCAGAACCATGATTACATATCAGGCAGGTACAGGTACTAATGACAACCAATTGACATATCATAGCGCATATACATTCTTCACATTGCAAGATATTCCTAAGAATTTTATGCCTTTAAATGCTAATTCAACTCAAATGATAGTTCCACAAACATACAAGACTTCATTCTTTGTTTGGGAAAATGCTACTGGTTGGAGAGTTGGTTCAGTATACAATTCTGAATTCCGCACATTAGGTATGGACGCAACAAATCGTATTTGGGGTTATGCAATGGATAAAAATAATGGTAGTATTCACATTATTACTCCTACATTACCTGTGAACGTTGCTGTTATTATGTCTGGTACAAACTTTACATATACAGGAACAACTATCTCAGCAACCGCTACAGTAAATGCTTATGATTATACTGGAAATAGATTAGCCGCCAACGTACAATTATCAATTGATGGTTCTACAATGTTGTTTGCTACAAATAGTTCTAGAAACTTAACAGTAGCCACAAGTAATACAGCTGATACTGTGGTTCCCGTGAATATTACTGGTGGTGGAATTAATAACATCTATGCTGCTATAAGCGTGTAAAGCAGGTAAGCCGATGCCACTCGCTACCGGGTTACCGGTTTCTACCGCCTCAGCAGTAGTATCAGCATCTGTTGCAACAGTAGTACCCAATACATCTAAGGGTAACCAAGCAGATTTTTTGGGATTAAATACTATTGAAATATTGATACAATATCGTATTGGGAATCAAGGTAATTACATTTCCAATACGATAGTTTCAATACAAAATGCAACAGTACCAGTAATAACCAATGTTAATTATGGTCTATTAAACGGCGGATTAACAAATGGTTTAAGTTATGTTTCTGCTGCTGTAGTTACTGATTTTCGTACACCTGTTGTAGTTCAGGCAAATAATTGGGCTTCTTTATCCTCCTTAACTCAAATTGCTTCAAATCCTGTATACACATACGGTTCTAGGGATGATAGCAACCAACAAGCAACAACTGTAATAACAAATGTTGGTAGACCTCAAACATTTGGATCAAATTTATCCACAACAGCCGTTGGTTCTCAATTGGCTGTATTACCTTTTACCACAACTGTATCCATAGGTTCACCAAATCCCGTTGTAGGTTTTGGACCAAATTACACATTTACTTCAAATGTTGGTTTTAACTATCCTATGGTTCAAGTTTTAACAGATTATTACACAGGAACTAATACCGTAATAAATTTAATTGATGTTCAATCCAGAAGTTTTGCAAACACATTTACTAGTACAGGAAATACAGAACACAAGCAAATAATGAGTCCTTGTGTTGTGGCTATTAAATCAAATAATGATATTAATTTGTTTATTAATAGATATATTACAGACCCAAGACCTGTTACTGTAAGTACAATCACTCAATCAGAAAGTTTTAATCCTTTTAATGCTTATGCAGAGTTGAATCGTGCAACTGTTGTAACAAATTATTATGGTGGACCAAATAGTTTAATTCCAAGTATTACGCCATCAACGTTAAATGCTGTAGCGGCAACCACAACTGCAGTTGATATGCCAAACAATTTAGGACCAAACAATTACCCTTATCGGCCTTATAATATTAGAAATCAACTTCCATCACCTGTTTTTGTAGATAGCCGTATTCCAGCTGGCAATTTAATACCAAATATTGCTGCTTCTATTCTTCCTATTGCGTCTGTTACTATCAATGATATGGTAGCAGGAGGAACAGCAAAACCATTTAATATTCAAAATTCAACGCAGGTTATAACTGCAAACACAAATGCAAGTTTACAAGCCGGATTACTGCAAAGAATTACAAGTGTTAATCCAATTTCTTTACCATTTGAAAATTATTTAATTGGTGGTCAAATAAGGCCGTTATATACTACAGGCATGCCATTGTGGCCAGTGCGGGTAGACACCACAGCTTATAGTCCAATAACCTTTAGATTTAATTCAGGTTTTGCTCAAGTTGTTACTAATTTGTATAGTGTTGGCGGTACAGGCGGAGAAGGTGGTGTTTCTGGGGCTACAGCGTATTGGAGTTAATACCGCTCGTGAACTAAATAGCCTATAAAATAGGAATATACCATGGCAATAATCACATCCAGACAAGATTTTAAAGACTACTGTTTACGTAGATTGGGCTTTCCTGTAATCGACATTAATGTGGATGAGGACCAAATAGAAGATCGCATTGACGATGCGCTGCAATATTGGCAAGACTATCATTTTGATGGACTTCAAAAATTTTATTATGTAAAAAGAATTGATCAAACCGATATTAATCAAAAATATATTGATTTAAGTAATGTCAGAGATAGTTCTAATAACCATTTAGAAGTTGTTGGTATTACTCGTATATTTCCAATTCAAGATTCTATGGCTTCAGTCAGTATGTTTGATTTAAGATATCAACTTCGTTTAAATGAATTATATGATTTTACTTCAGCTTCTTATGTTAACTATACATTAACATTACAACATTTACGTTCATTGGAATTATTATTTTCTGGTGAAGTGCCAATTCGTTTTCAACGCCATATGCAAAAATTATATATTGATTGGGCGTGGGGAGCATCACAATCACCTAAAATTGTTGTGGCTGAATGTTATGCCAATATTGATCCTGCAGTTTATAATAGAGTTTGGAATGATCGTTGGATGAAAGAATATGCAACCGCATTAATAAAAAGAACATGGGGTAACAATTTAAAGAAATTCAATGGCCTACAATTACCTGGTGGTGTTACATTAAATGGCGACAAAATTTATGAAGAAGCCGTTGGTGAAATTGAAAAATTAGAAACAGAAATGCAAAATGAATATGGAGCTCCATTGGAGTTTTTCTTGAACTAAAATGCCAACTTCAGTTTACTTTAACAACTATAACTCAATAGCCGAACAAAGAGTTTTAGAAGATTTAATTGTTGAGTCCATTAAAATAATGGGCTTTGATGGTTACTATTTGCCTAACGATAATGACATTGCTCGGGATTTATTATTTGGTGAAGATCCAGTTAAAAAATTTCAATCTGCTTTTCCTGTAGAATTGTATCTTTCTAATACATTAGATTATGATGGTGAAAAAGAATTCTTTTCTAAATTTGGTCTTGAAATTAAAAACAATATCAATGTTATTGTTTCCAAAAGATCCTTTGCTCAACGAGTTCCACAAAATGTATTTCAAAGGCCTCGTGAAGGTGATTTGATTTACGTACCTTACTTAAATGGTACTGGTGAATTATATGAAATCAAATTTGCAGACCAAGATAAAGATTTTCATACATTGGGTAGACGAGTACCTTATTTTTATGAATTACAATTAGAGAAATTCAAATTCTCACATGAACTTATTAACACGGGTGTTCAAGAGATTGATGACTCCGCAACCTTTTCTTCTTACACCATTCAACTTAATGTTGGGGCTGGTACAGGCACATATCAAAATAAAGAAATTGTTTATCAAGCTCATGACAACACTCAATCCAATGCAACTGTGGTTGCCATTGTACAAGAATGGAATAAAAAAGCCAATACATTAAACGTGACCAATATTGCAGGAGAGTTTAGGCCATCAGCCAATATTATTGGTGCTTCCAGTAATGCTAAATATCTTTTGGCCAATTTTGATCCCCTAAAAGATAATGTTAGAGATGAATCAAGTGATAACTACATTATTGAAAATCAAGCCAATTCAATTATTGATTTTTCTGAAACCAATCCATTTGGAAGTATATAATGGCCAATATTTTTTATAATCGAATCATACGAAAACTTGTTATTGGTTTTGGTAATATGTTTAATGATATTACTTTGGTTCGATACAATCCTGATTTTACCGAAGCAGAAAGATTAATTGTACCTATTATCTATGGTCCAAAAGAATTATATGTTTTTCGTAATGAAGAAGATCCGTTATTAAACAAAAAAGTTCAAGTAACATTACCAAGAATGTCATTTGAAATGACAGGGTTTACTTACGATTCTTCTAGAAAATTAAATACAAACGTTAAAAATTTTGCTAAAACAAATGCTGGTTTAATTTCTCAATACAATCCAGTGCCGTATAATTTTGATTTTAATTTGTATATCTATGTCCGTAACATAGAAGATGGTACACAAATTATTGAACATATTCTTCCTTATTTTACACCTGATTATACAATCAAATTAAATTTGATTCCAGAGATGGGTATTATTAAAGAGGTTCCAATTATTTTAAATTCAACATCACAAGATATTGATTATGAGGGTGTACACTCCAGAGAAACAAGAAATATTATTTGGACATTAAATTTTACGGTTAAAGGATTTGTATTTGGTAAAATTAATGATTCTTCAAAAGGACTTATTACACATTCAATTACATCTGTTTTAAATAAAATTGGTCCAGAAGATGTTGTTATTTTTAATATGAATGGAAGTTCTGGAGTAGGAAATTACCAAATAGGTGAAATTGTATATCAAGGATATTCAGCCGGCACAGCAACGGCCACAGGAAAAGTTATTTTTTGGAATAACAATCAACTACATTTAACAAACATAAATGGTAATTTTATTTCTAGTGTGCCCATAAAATCTACAAGTTCAAGCACAAACTATAAATTTGCTTCTTATAGTCCAACATCTAGAAAATATGTGCAAATAGATACTTTAGTTAACCCAGCCAATGCAAATGTAGCCTTGGCTAACACATGGACAGCAAACACAATTATAACTGAATATGAATGATTTGAATAAAAATTTATCTGATGTTTTTGATGTGACTCCTATACCAGAAGAAAAAAAAGAAAAGCTTCCGGTATTTCAAACACACTATAACGAGCCTGATTTAAAACAGGACCTTACAGATGCATACCAACAATCAAGAGAAAACCTGCAAGGCCTTATTGATCAAGGCCAAGAAGCAATGCAAGAAATACTTAACATTGCTAAAGCAGGACAGCATCCCCGTGCTTTTGAAGTATATGGCACATTACTCAAAAATGTGGTAGACGCCAATAAAGAGTTACTGGCAATACAAAAACAAATGCGTGACATGGATGAAAACGCCAAAAAAGATAAAGGCGGTACCAATATTGATAAAGCCATCTTTATTGGTTCTACCGCTGAGTTGAATAAACTCATTAAAGGCAAAGATTAATGGCCACCCAAAATAAAGATTCTTACCGTGATAATCCGTTATTAAAAAAGGTAGGCGTTGAACACAAATATACAGAAGAACAGGTACAAGAATATATAAAATGTTCTAAAGATCCTGTATATTTCTGTATGAATTATATTAAAATTGTTAACGTAGATGAAGGTCTTATTAATTTTAATATGTGGGACTTTCAAAAAGAAATGATTAATCTGTTTAAAGATAATCGTTTTGTTATTACCAAATGTCCTCGTCAAGTTGGTAAAACAACCACTACCGTTGGTTATCTTCTTTGGGCAACCATTTTTACCGATTCTCAAAATGTGGCGGTATTGGCCAACAAAGGTTCTTTGGCAAGAGATATTCTAGCCAAGTATCAACTGGCATATGAAAACTTACCACAATGGCTCCAACAAGGTGTGGTGACATGGAACAAGGGTAATGTAGAACTAGAGAACGGGTCTAAGGTTATTGCGGCCAGTACATCATCTTCAGCAATCCGAGGTGGTTCTTTTAACATTGTATTCTTGGACGAATTTGCTTTCGTACCAAACAATATTGCCAACGAGTTCTTTAACTCAGTCTATCCTGTAATCTCATCTGGTAAGTCATCAAAGATTATCATTGTTTCCACACCAAATGGTATGAATCTATTCTATAAGTTGTGGATGGATTCACTAGAAGGTCGAAATAACTACAAGAACTTTCAGATTCATTGGTCAATGGTGCCAGGTCGAGATGATGCTTGGAAAGAAGAAACAATTCGTAACACATCAGAACGGCAGTTTGCTCAAGAGTTTGAAACAGAGTTTTTAGGATCATCAAACACTCTCATTTCTGGTTACAAACTACAGCAATTAAGATATATCAATCCAATTGCCGAACATGACAAGATGAAAATCTATGAACATCCAATTAAAGAAGGTACTGAACATAAGTCCGACCATTTATATTGTATTTGTGTGGACGTGTCAGAAGGTAAAAATTTAGATTCTTCTGCTTTTTCGGTAATAGATATATCTTCTACACCATATAAACAGGTGGCCACATACAATAGTTCTTCAATATCACCAATATTATTTCCTACCGTAATCTACAATGCGGCCAAACTGTATAACGATGCTTACGTTTTAGTAGAAATAAACAACAATCCTCAAGTGGCTGACATATTACACCAAGACCTTGAGTATGAAAACTTATTAAAAGTCTTTACAGGTAATAAAAAACCACAACAATTGTCTGCTGGTTTTGCCAGAGGTGTACAGATGGGACTTAAAATGTCACCACAGGTCAAACAAATTGGTTGTTCAAACCTTAAAACATTGATAGAAGGTGACAAACTATTGATTAACGATTTTGATACCTATTCAGAATTAACCACTTTTGAACAATATAAAACCTCTTTTGCTGCAGCCGATGGAGCCAATGACGATAATGTAATGACTTTGGTTATTTTTGCTTGGGCAGCCACTCAGAAATACTTTAGAGAAATAGTAAACCATGATTTAAGAAAACAGATTCAATTGGAAAATATGAATCAAATTGATGAAGAGGTTCTACCGGAGCCTATTATAGATGATGGTACAAAACCAGATTTTATGATTGAAGGTGGAGATTTATGGGAAGTTGCCAATGGTGGCGACACTTATGCGAATTATGCCAGTAAATGGTTCAAGGATCTATAAATCCTACGGTTGATAAATATTGCTATGGTATTATAACTGCCAGAATAACATCATATTTAAGGAGAATAAAATGGCGTTTCAAATCTCTCCAGGCGTAAACGTTTCCGAGGTTGACTTAACTACAGTCGTTCCTTCGATTCTAACTACGGCCGGTGCTTTTGTTGGAAATTTTGCGTGGGGGCCAGCAAAAAAAATAATTCTTGTGGACAACGAATCAACCTTAAAACAAACATTTGGAAGTCCAACCAACAATACAGCTGCATCTTTTTTCACTGCAGCAAGTTTTTTATCATATGGAAATAATTTAAGTGTTGTTCGGGCTGTTGAAGCCAACGTATCTAATGCAACAGCAAATTCTGTATTGCAAATTGCAAATGAAGATGTATTTCAATATCTTTATTTAAATAATAACAACAATAATCGTTATGGTGCTTTTGCTGCTCGGTATCCTGGTTCTTTAGGGAATTCTTTGGATGTACATGTTTGTGCAAACACATCACTATTCAGCTCTTGGGCATATAAATCGTATTTTACCAGTGCACCAGGAACTTCTGAATATGCGGCATCGGTTGGAGGTTCTAATGATGAACTCCACGTTATTGTAATAGATTCTGGCGGTAAATTTACTGGATCACAAGGAACTGTATTAGAAACTTATGCGTTTTTGTCAAGAGCATCTGATGCTTCAATCAATGGTTCTTCAAATTATTATAAAAATGTAATTTTTAATAAATCAAAATATGTTTATGCCATGGACCCTCCAAGTTATGGTTCTACTTATTTGTCTTGGGGTTCTTCAGCTGCAAATACTAATTTTACAAATTTAACAACAAATTTAAGTATTCCTTTAGCTGATGCTTCTTTGGTTGAATTTGTTGATGATGCTGTTCCTGCATTAAATCAATATCAACAAGGTTATGATTTGTTTGCCAATAAAGAAGAAACTAATATTTCTTTAGTTTTAACTGGTGGTGCCACTACAGAATTACAACAATATGTTATTGATAACATTGTAAATTCACGAAAAGATTGTGTAGGATTCATTTCACCTCCATTCACTGCAATTGATGGCATTGGAGATACTCCTACAGCAGGTATTACAACATGGTTAGCATCGTTAGCTCGGTCAAGTTCATATGTTGTGGCTGATAGTGGATTTAAATATATGTATGACAAGTATAACAATACATATCGTTGGATTCCATTAAACGGTGATGTTGCCGGTCTCTGTGTTAATACCGATACAGTTCGTGATCCATGGTTCTCGCCCGCTGGATTAAATCGTGGTCAACTTAAAAATGCAATTAAATTGGCTTGGAATCCAAATAAAACCCAAAGAGATGTATTATATTCGGCTGGTGTTAATCCTGTTGTGTCTTTGGCTGGCCAAGGAATTGTTTTGTTTGGCGATAAAACATTACAATCAAAACCGTCCGCATTTGACCGAATCAATGTCCGTAGATTGTTTATTGTTCTTGAAAAAGCAATTGCTGAAGCTGCAAAATATTCATTGTTTGAATATAACGATGAATTTACACGAGCTCAGTTTGTTGCATTAGTAACTCCATTCTTACGGGATGTTCAAGGTCGCCGTGGTATAACAGACTTTAAGGTTGTATGTGATACAACAAATAATACTCCACAAGTTATTGATTCTAATCAATTTGTTGGTGATATTTTCATCAAACCTGCTCGTTCAGTCAATTTCATCCAATTGAACTTTGTTGCTGTTGGAACTGGTGTTGACTTCACAACAGTTGTTGGTGCTGTCTAATAAATACTAAGAATAATAGGAGAAATTAAATGGCATTCAATGTAGCAGAATTTAGAGCAAATATGATTGGTGACGGAGCTCGTCCTAATCTATTTAAGGTCTCTTTAACATTTCCAACAGTAGCAACAAACGGTGTTGCAGCTGGCCAAAAAACAACTTTTATGGCCAAAACAGCACAATTACCTGGTTCAACAATTAATAGCTTTCCATTGTATTACTTTGGACGTGAATTAAAGTTTGCTGGTAATAGAACATTTACAGATTGGACATTACAAATTATTAATGACGAAGATTTTTTAATCCGCAATGCATTAGAATCGTGGATGAATTCAATCAACAGTCATGTATCAAACGTAAGAAATCCTGGTGCTGTAAATCCTTCAAATTATTCAGTTGATGCCGAAGTTACTCAATATGGTAAAGCCGGACAAGAATTGAAAAAATATAAATTTGTTGGTTTGTTTCCTGTAGACATAGCACCAATTGATTTGGATTGGGGCTCAAATGATTCTATAGAAGAATATGCAACAACATTTGCATTCCAATATTGGGAATCAGATACTACTTCTTAATATGTTTTTATATGGGGTATTTTACCCCATTTATGTTTAATTGAAATGGAAAAATAAACAATATGGCGGATAACAAATTCTCTCTTTTTGGTTTCACAATCGCACGGAATAAATCCGAAAGCGAAAAATCAGCACAACCGTCTTTTACGGTTCCTGCAAATGAAGATGGTGCATTAACTATACAATCAGCTGCATATTATGGAACATATGTTGATTTGGATGGTACGGCCAAAAATGAGGTGGAATTAATTTCTCGTTACAGAGAAATGGCTATGCAACCAGAAATTGAATCTGCAATAGATGATATTGTAAATGAAGCTATTGTGCAAGATGATGATGGTAAAACCATTAATATTGTTTTAGATAATTTAAATCAACCTGATAAAATTAAAAAAGCAATTAAAGATGAGTTTGAAAATATTTTGAAATTATTAAATTACAATAATATGGCTCAAGATATTTTTCGCAGATATTATATTGATGGACGATTATATTATAATGTAATTATCGATAAAGAAAATCCTGTTGCTGGTATTAAAGAATTAAGATATATTGATCCACGAAAACTAAGAAAAGTTCGTGAATTAAGAAAACAAAAAGATGAAAAAACTGGCGCTGAAATTGTTCATGTGGCAAATGAATATTATATTTACAACGACAAAGTAGTTACAGGCAGTTCCACTAATTATGGTCCTGTTGGTGTACGAATTACAACAGATTCTATCATTTCAGTTGTTTCTGGATTAATGGATTCTCGCCGTGCTGTTGTGTTGTCTTATTTACATAAAGCAATTAAGCCACTTAATCAATTACGTATGATTGAAGATGCTACAGTTATCTATCGTATTTCACGAGCACCAGAGCGCCGTATATTTTATATTGATGTAGGTAATTTACCTAAGTTAAAAGCAGAACAATATCTGCGTGACATTATGGTCAAGTATAAGAACAAACTAGTATATGATGCAAACACTGGTGAAGTTCGTGATGACCGCAAATTCTTGTCAATGATGGAAGATTTTTGGTTGCCTCGCCGTGAAGGTGGTAAAGGCACAGAAATTACCACGTTACCGGGTGGCCAAAATTTAGGCGAATTGGAAGATGTAAAATACTTTCAAAAGAAATTATATGGTGCTCTTTCTGTACCAATTTCTCGTTTAGAACCTAATCAAGGATTTTCAATTGGCCGTGTAGCAGAAGTAACTCGTGACGAATTGAAATTTTCTAAATTTGTAGATAGAGTTCGTAATAAATTTTCTGATATATTTGATCAAGCACTTAGAGTACAATGTGTATTAAAAGGAATTTGTACAGCTGATGAATGGTTGGATTTTAAAGAAAACATTTATTACGATTTTATTAAAGATAACAATTTTAGCGAATTAAAAGAAGCAGAATTAATGACAAACAGGTTACAATTGTTGGGCTCTGTTGATCCGTATACTGGTCGTTATTTTTCTCAAGCGTGGATTCAAAGAAATGTACTACGTTTGAATGATGATGATATTAAGAAAATGGAAAAAGAAATCGAGAAAGAGAAAAAAGATGGTCTTGGATTACCTGTTGGTGTTATGAATGATGTGGCACAACAGTCGATGATGGCACAAGTACCACAACAACCACAAAATCCTGATGACCAACAACACCAAATGGACTTACAACAACAAGCAGCTGATCAAGCAATGCAACAAGCAAAAGCGGCTTCTAAAGTTAAAGAATCAGTTGGTACTTTTGGTAAATTAAAACAAATACTATAAATATTTTGATTGGAGAAAAATAATGGAAAATACAAAAGCAATTGTTGATTACGCATATGACGATAACGCAAAAGAAATGCGAGATGCTTTGTATAGTGATATACAAAATAGAGTAATGGCACATTTGGATGCCAAAAAACAAGAGATAGCACAAAACATGTTAAGACCTGTTGAAGATCCTTTGGCTACAGCACAAGATGTGGCCATTGAACCATCACAGGCACAAGACCAAGAACAGGAACAAGAGATTGAAAACGCTTAAAGATTTTTATAATCTTTGTGAAAAAAAGAATAAGGCTGAACAAGATCCGCCAAATATTTTAATTATGAAAAGGCAATCTATTAGGTTGTTTCCCAATGGTCAAAAAGTAGCATTGTATTATGTGGATAAAATTAATAAATATGTGACCATACCATATGAATCTATGACATGGTCCTCTTCCATACCAGAAGAATTTAAACAGGAATAAAAAATGGCAAATCGATTTTCATACCAAGTTTTAAAAGACGATACTCAACACGCTGTTATTAAAATAACTGGCGAATTTGATGGTAGTGGCCAAGAAAATAACGTGGCTCGAATTCAAGCAAACACCTTATATGGTGCATTAAATACCACAGATACTTTATTAAATGTTGGTGGTACTGCAAAATCATATTATGGTTTGACTGTGCATCGTTTGTGGTATGATGTGGATACATCCGTTGGTGATGTTCAATTATATTGGAGAAATACAGCAAGTTCTGATGCAGGAGATGGTATTCCAATCGTTTTCCTACAGGGTAATGGTGAATATGATGGTAATGGAAATTGGATTACAATTAAAAATCCAACAGTAACAGGTAATAATAATGGAGATATTGCTATTCGATCCAGAGGTCAATTGGCCAATGCCAGTTATACTATCATATTAGAGTTGCGTAAAGACAATGCCCATTATCAGCGTGGACAGTTTAATGATCCGGCTGCGTTTAATTATACACCATATGATTTAACGCCATAATGAAAGAATTTATTGCCAAATTATTATCTAATAATCTGGTAGAAGCAGAAAAAATATTAGATAAACACATTATAAATCTGGTTAATGAAAAATTTAATCAGATTAAAATGCGTTTGTCAGCAGAATTGAACGAAGGTAATATACAAAAAATAGGTAGAACTAAACTTATTCGTGTACGATTCCGTGGAGGAAAAATTCAACGAAGGGTTAAAAAAGCGGCAGTACCTGGTTATACGATTCGTGGTGGTCGTTTAGTAAGAATGTCACCACAAGAACGCAGACGAAGAAAAATGGCAGCCAGGCGTTCTAAGTTTAAACGAAGAAGTAAGTTAAGACAATCGTTGAGAAAACGGCAAATGTCTTTAAGAAAAAGAAAGGCAATGGGACTACGATGAAGTTAATAACAGAAGTCACCGAAACATTAAATTATCTTGCTGAAGAAAAAGACGGCAAGAAGGCACTTTATATTGAGGGCCCATTTCTTCAAGCAGAAGTGGTAAACCGCAATGGTCGCAAGTATTTAAAAGAAACTATGGTCAAAGAAGTGCAAAGATATACTGAACAATACATTAATAAAAATCGTGCCTTTGGTGAGCTGGGTCATCCAGACACTCCATCTATCAATCTCGACAGAGTTTCACACATGGTTGTGGGTCTCCGCCAAGAAGGTAATGATTGGATAGGCAAAGCAAAGATTCTTGACACACCTATGGGCAATATTGTTAAGAGCTTAATCGAAGGAGGAGCTCAAATTGGAGTATCTTCCCGTGGTATGGGTTCTCTTAAAAATGTTAATGGTGTTAACATAGTTCAAGATGATTTTCATCTGGCCACAGCGGCGGATATTGTAGCAGACCCCTCTGCTCCAAATGCTTTCGTTCACGGTATTATGGAAGGCAAAGAATGGGTGTTGGTCAACGGTGTATGGACAGAACAGCAATTCTCTGAAGCTAGACAAGCAATTAAAAAAGCTTCACAAAGAGAAATTGAAGAAGTGAGTCTACGCATTTGGGAATCACTCGTCAAAAAACTTTAATTATAAATATCCAATATAAATCAAGGAGATTTTCAAAATGGGAAAATTTAATCTGTCCGAAGCCGCTAAAGAAATTCTTAATGCGACAGTAAACGGTAAAAAATCCGGTCAAGACAAACCACAGAAATTAGGTGGTGAAGTAGCCTATGGTACCAAAGAAGCTGGTGACATTGGCACGGAAGTTACCAAAACAACCGATGGTGGTCCAGATGCAACCAAAGGCGCTCCAACAGCAAGCGCTCCTGGTGCAACTCCTCCTATAGGTTCTGAGCCAATGAAAAAACTCAAAGGTCAGCCTGCTGAACAGGGTTCTGTAGAACATCCAGAAGGTAAAACGGGTAAAAATCAAATGCCTTTAAATAAAAATTCTGTTGGCGTTCAACAATACGAAGAAACTGATTCTGATGAAGAAGTTATTGTTGAGGCCGAAAAAGAAGAAGGCCACGAAGATGAGAAAGAAGATAAAGCCATGATTAAAAAAATGCTTAAGAAAGAAAAAATGAAAGAAGATATTGATGCTTTAATATCTGGAGAAAACCTTTCTGAAGAATTTGTTGCCAAAGCAACTACAATTTTTGAAGCCGCAGTTATTGCACGTGCTGAAGAAGTTATTGCTGAAGCCGAAGAAGCTTTAACTGAGCAATTCGAAGCTGCCATTGAAGAAATTAAAGAAGAAATGGCAACTAAAGTTGATGACTATCTCAACTACATGGTTGAAGAATGGGTTAAAGACAACGAAATCGCCATCGAAAAAGGCCTCCGTGCTGAAATCGTTGAAGATTTTATTACAGGATTAAAAGGTTTGTTTGAAGAGCACTATATTGATATTCCTGCCGAAAAGGTAGATGTTGTAGAAGAGCTTACTGCCAAGGTAGAAGAGCTTGAAGAAGCTTATAACGAACAAATTAAATCTGCTATTGAGTTGAAAAAAGAACTCAATGAGCACAAAAAGTTTGAGGCTATTTACGCAGCGTGTGAAGGCCTAACGCAGACCCAAGTAGAAAAAATGAAATCACTCGCAGAGAGTGTTGAGTTTACTACTGAGGAAGAATTTACAGAAAAAATGGAAACATTGAAAGAATCATATTTCAAAAATCCAGTAGTTTCTGCTGATAGTTCTGCTTTGGATGATGAAGTCCAAATTGAAGAAGAAAAGAAGGTTGTAAAATCTTCCGATCCTTTAATGGAAGTTTACTCGAAAGCAATTTCACAAACTGTAAACAAATAATAACTAATATACAAAAAAGGAAAACAAAAAATGTATATGACTGAAGAACTACAAAAAAAGTGGACTCCTGTTTTGGAACATCCAGAACTTGAAGCCATTAAAGACCCATACAAGCGTGCTGTTACAGCTCTTGTTTTGGAAAATCAACAACAAGCTATGGCTCAAGATGCTCAAACATTGAATGAAACAGCATACGGTACAGGTGGTCCTACCAACGTTACCGGTTCTGGTATCAGCAATTTTGATCCTATTTTGATCAGCTTAGTTCGCCGTTCTTTGCCAAATCTTATCGCTTATGACGTTGCTGGTGTTCAACCAATGACAGGTCCTACCGGTTTGATTTTTGCAATGCGTGCTCGTTACGCTAATCAAACTGGTTCTGAGGCATTCTTCAATGAAGCCAACACAGTATTCTCTGGTGCTTCTTCTGTTGCCAACCCATACGGTTTCCGTGGCACAACAACTCCAGATAATGATATTAGCACAAATCCTGTAGCAAGCTTTACAGCTAATGCCTTCACAACTGGTATTGGCATGCCTACAGCAACAGCTGAAAATCTTGGCGCTGACTCTGACAGCGTATTTGGCCAAATGGCATTTAGCATTGAGAAAGTTACTGTAACTGCTCAAAGCCGTGCTTTGAAAGCTGAATATTCATTAGAACTTGCACAAGACTTGAAAGCAATTCATGGTCTTGATGCTGAAACAGAATTATCTAACATTCTGTCCACAGAGATTCTTTCTGAAATTAACCGTGAAGTTATTCGTACCATTTATTTGTCCGCTGTAACAGGTGCACAATATGGCACAACAACTGCTGGTACATTTGACTTAGACACAGACTCCAATGGTCGTTGGTCTGTTGAGCGTTTCAAAGGTTTGATTTTCCAAATCGAGCGTGATGCAAACGTTATTGCTAAGCAAACTCGCCGTGGTAAAGGTAATGTGTTGATCGTTTCTTCTGACGTTGCTTCTGCTATGGCAATGGCTGGTGTACTGCAATATACTCCTGCTCTCCAAGCTGATTTGCAAGTAGATGATACTGGCAATACATTCGCTGGTTTACTCCATGGTCGTATCAAGGTTTACATTGACCCATACTTTGGTGGTTACACAAGCAACCAAGAACTAGTTACTATCGGTTATAAGGGTTCTAGCCCATACGATGCTGGCTTGTTCTATTGCCCATACGTTCCTCTCCAAATGGTTCGTGCTGTTGACCAGTTTACATTCCAACCAAAGATTGGATTCAAAACTCGTTACGGCATGGTAGCCAACCCATTTGCTAAAGGTGCTTTGGCAAGCGGTGCTGGTACAAACCAGATTACACCAAGAACTAACGTATACTATCGTATATTCAAAGTTGCAAACTTGATGTAATATAAAGTCACCAACAAGAGTGACCTTTAGAGAGACCTCCCACACGGAGGTCTCTTTTTTTATGACCTAAATAGGTGTATGATAAGATAAAAAAAGTGTTCCAACAATGTCAGTATTAACCAGAACTCCCGAAAATACCAATTTACTACAACCAACAAAGTTTCTGTTGACTTTTGATCGTATAGGCACAACAACTCAATACTTTTGTCAGTCAGTAAATCTTCCAGGAATCAATTTAGGACAAGCTCCAATCAGCACTCCTATGTTGGATATATTTGCGCCTGGTAATAAAATCACGTATAACCCTTTTAGTGTTAATTTTTTATTGGACGAAACGTTATCAGGTTGGCAACAATTACACTCTTGGTTCCGTTCCATCGCATCTCCAGAGAGTTTTCAGGAACGGAATAGGTTAACAGCACTACAAAATCAATATAATAAATCTGTTGACAAACAACAATATTCAGATGCCACATTAACAGTATTGTCTAACTTGAATAATCCAATTATTCGAATTCATTTTTTCAACATGTTCCCCATCACACTATCAGATATACTATTTGATACCAAACAATCGGCAGATGACATTATGACTGGTGATGCCGTTTTTATATTTGATTATTTTAACTTTGAAAAAGTTTAACTAAAGTATTGACATTTAACATAATTTGTGTTATGATGTAGAATTGTCGTTATATTATTGAATATATTATGGAAAATTTAGAACAAATATTAAAGTTGTGGGAAAAAGATACAGAAATTGACCAGACCGAACCTGGTAAAGAACTGTTAAAGATACCTAAATTACACAACCAATATCTCTCCATACTTACCAAACACAAAATTGCCTCTAAAAAAGCACACTTTGATTACCTACGTATGCGTAAAGTAAAAATTGAATACTATTCTGGTCGTATGAGCCAAGAAGAATTGGATGCAAATGGATGGGAACCATTTTCATTTGTTTTAAAATCCGATATCAATGCCTACTTAGAAGGTGACTTAGATTTAATTAAGATGTTAGAAAAAAAAGTATACCACGAAGAATGTGTGTCGGTCATTGAATCCATTATGAATGAATTAAAACAAAGAACTTGGCAACTGAGAGATTTTATCTCTTGGGAAAAATTCATAGGTGGTCAGTAATGTCTTTTTTAGTTGCAAATATACCACCAGTTAAGTGTTTTGTTCGTAAAGAGTTCCTTTATAACCATGAAAAAGGTCATGGTGAATTAGAACCTTGTGTATGGATTACTGCCAAGGCAATCAAAGGTCAGGCATTCCGTATTGAATGTATGTTAACCGATTATGGTGCTTTGTTTGATAAGTTACCAATATCTGCATACGTGTGGAAACCTGTTGATGAGTATTTGCCGTTGGATAATCTACAGATATGGGATTGTTTGTCATATGACATGGCGGTAATTGAGAAATCAAATCTACGAGGACTTAAAGTAAAATACTTTGGCAAAGACCGAGTGTTTCATTTTGGAAAATACCTTTTTACGATTGATTTTGCGGCACCAGATTTTAATCGTATTGACACCAGTTTCTCAGAAGGCGTACAAGAACACAAATCGTATAACTTTATTCAATTAGATAATGGCCATTTTGCCTGTCAACCAAACAATCGTTGCCTATGGTATGATGTGTCACTGGTACCTCCTGTAGTTAAAACTCCTGATTTCAAAATACCCACAGAAATTTATTCGGTAGAAAATGTATCTAAGTGGAGTGTTGGTACACCCGATTCATGGTTCTATAAGTTTGATGAAAAAGAATGAGTGATATAGTTATATCCAAAAAAGATGAGGTGTATGCCAAGATAACTTGTGAGAAACATATTTCAAAAGAGTTGTCAGAGTTTTTTACATTCTTTGTTCCTGGTTATCAATTTGTTCCTGCATATCGTAATCGAGTTTGGGATGGAAAAATTCGTTTATATAATTTACAAACAAGCCAAGTTTATCTTGGTCTTTTGCCATACATTGAAGAATTTTGTAATGAAAGAGAATATAAATTTGATTATGGTGATCCAAGGCCTGATATTGAAGATGAATATTCGGCGTATCATGCCAAAAAGTTTATTGATTCTTTAAACATTCATTCTCGTGGTGAATCAATTGAAGTACGAGAACATCAGCTAAATGCTTATATTCACGCCATGCAAAAACGCCGAGCGTTGTTGGTTTCACCAACTGCTTCTGGTAAATCTCTTATCATCTATCTAATCTTTCGACAATTACATCAATATCAAAAACTCAAAGGTCTCATAATTGTTCCTACCACATCGTTAGTCGAACAGTTGTATTCCGATTTTGGTGATTACAATGATAGTGAAATGACAGATGTTCATCGTATCTACCAAGGTAAAGAAAAAGAAACGGATAAACCACTTACTATTTCAACATGGCAATCGTTATATAAAATGCCAAAAGAATATTTTCATCAGTTTGATTATGTTATTGGTGATGAAGCTCACCTTTTTAAAGCACAATCATTAACAACCATATTAACCTCATGTGTCAATGCCAAATATCGTATTGGTCTTACTGGTACTTTAGATGGTACCAAAACACATAAACTGGTATTAGAAGGTTTGTTTGGCACAGTTAAAAAAGTTATTAGCACAAAAGAATTAATTGACAAACAGCAACTTTCAAATTTTGAAATAAAATGTTTAGTGTTAAAACATAGTGATGAGGAATGTTTAAAGGCAAAAGATTATACTTACCCCGAAGAAATTCAATATCTGATATCACATGAAATTAGAAATAAGTTTATTAAAAATCTTGCAGTTAGCTTAGGTAAAAATACACTTGTATTGTATCAAATGGTTGACAAACATGGTAAAATATTGTATGATATGATAAGAGAAACGGAGAAGATTGGTAATAGAAAAGTATTTTTTGTTCATGGTGGTACAGACACAACTGACCGTGAAGATATTAGAAAAATTATGGAAATAGAACAAGATGCTATCGTGGTCGCTTCCTTTGGCACTTTTAGTACTGGTATCAATATTAGAAATTTGCATAATATTATATTTGCAATGCCAACTAAATCGTCTATTAGAACATTACAAAGTATTGGCAGGGGTCTTAGGCAAAATGATGGAAAAGAAATAGCCACATTATATGACATATCAGATGACTTACGATATAAAAAACATATGAATTATACATTAAAACATTTCGTGGAAAGAACTAAGATATATAATGAGGAGAAGTTCCCATTCAAAATATACAAAATAGGACTAAAAAATGGATAATATAAAAATAGTCAGATTAAAGAATGGTGAAGATATTGTTGGACAATTAACAGCCAACGGTATAAGTGCATATGATGTTACTGAGCCTATGACTGTTGGATTAGAATTTCAAGGTAAAGAACTTGGCCTCGTGATGAGGCATTGGTTGCCAATACAATTAATTAAAAAAAATGAAATCATTTTGGAAAAACAAGACATACTTTGTTTAATTGAACCCGCAGATGATTTCTGTGAATATTACGTCAACACAATAAAGAAAATACAAGACTTATTGAAAGCTAAAAAAATGGTACAAGATATGTCTGATGAAGAAATAAATGATGCTTTACAACAATTTGAAGATTTAAATCATAATGGAAATATATTACATTAATACTTTCAACCAAGGACATACTCGACTATACACACTTGTCAAGCGATTGTCAACAACATTAAATGGTAAACATGGCGACTAAACAAAAACATTATATAAACAATGCTGATTTTTTAAAAGCACTCGTTGATTACAAAGAGGCTTGCAACAAAGCCAAAAAAGAAAAGAAACCAAAACCAGCCATACCAAACTATATTGGTGAGTGCTTTATGAAGATAGCAGAGGGTTTATCACATAAACCAAACTTCATTAACTATACATATCGTGATGAAATGATGTCTGATGGTATTGAAAACTGTTTACAATACTTTGATAATTTTGATCCAGCCAAATCAAAAAATCCATTTGCTTATTTTACACAAGTCATTTACTTTGCCTTTTTGCGAAGAATTGGTAAAGAGAAAAAACAAACATATGTCAAATATAAAGCCACAGAACAGATGGGCATCTTAGATGAAATGGAATTAATGGAATTTGAAGATGGTACCACCAAACAATTTGAATTGTATGACAACATAGCCGAATTTATAGGCACATACGAAAAAACAAAAAAAGCCAAAAAAGAAGTGGCAAAAAAATCAAAAGGTATTGAAAAATTTTTAGAGGAATAGTATAATGTACAAAGTTACATATTATCCATCTTTGGATAAAAAAGATGTTTTACTTTTTAAATGGTTTAAAACTCATAGAGAGTCACTGGATTTTTCTAAAAAAATGGACAAAGAGTGTTTATTTGAAATTAAATTCTATGACGAAAATGATCCTAACACACCTACACTTTAGGAGAATTATATAATGTATAAAGTGACATATCTATTAGAAGATTATATTATAACAAAAGAATTTGATAAGTTTGAAGATGCCGCAGTTTTTGGTATCAAACAGCCAGTTGGTTCTATATTAGAGATTAAATATTATGATGACATTGACCACAGAAAACCAGGCCGCAACTAAAGTTGCCATCATTACTGACCAACACTTTGGTGCCCGTAATGATTCAATACATTTCTTAGATTATTATGAGAAATTCTATTCTGGTACTTTCTTTCCAGCTCTTGAAGAACATGGGATTAATACTGTTCTCATTTTAGGTGATACTTTTGATCGTAGAAAGTATGTAAATTTTTATACTTTAAAACGCACTAGAGAAATGTTTTTTGATAAATTGTATGACAAAAACATTCAAGTGCATATGTTGGCTGGTAATCACGACACTTATTTTAAAAATACCAATGAAGTAAATTCAGTTGATTTATTGTTGCAAGAATACAGTAATATCAATGTTATATCTTCTCCACAAACAATCCATTTAAAATATGAGGATACAAATTACGATATCTGTATGATGCCATGGATTTGTCCAGAAAATTACAATAACAGTTTAGCAGAGTTACAAAATACATCTGCTGATATTTGCATGGGACACTTTGAGATTCAAGGATTTGCTATGTATCGTGGTATGCCAAGTCAAGAAGGATTAAGTCGTGAATTATTTAGACGCTTCGATTTTACTTTTAGTGGTCACTATCATCATAGGAGTTCAGCTGACGGTATACATTATCTTGGAAACCCGTATGAACTTACTTGGCAAGATTATAATGACCCTAGAGGCTTTCACATTTTTGATCTTGCTACACGCAATCTTGTTTTTATAAAAAATCCTAATGTAATGTTTCATAGAATCGTTTATGATGACAAGGAAGAATCAATTACTGAGATTACCAATAAAGATGTTAGCAAGTTTACCAATACTTATGTAAAAGTTGTTGTATTGAATAAAACCAACCCCTATTTGTTTGATAAGTTTATGGAAAAATTATATCAAGTTAATCCTGTTGATATTACCATTGCCGAGGACTTTACAGACTTGACAGAAGGCTTAGAAGATGATATGGTTGACCAAGCGGAAGATACTTTAACTATTATTAACAAATACGTGGATAATATCCAAGAAGAACACATTGACAATGGCCGCCTTAAAAATGTATTAAAAGAACTATACGTTGAGGCATTGAATACTGAACAGGCATGATTATATTTGAAAAAGTCCGTTGGAAGAATTTTCTTTCAACAGGCGCCAATTTTACTGAGATTCATCTAACCAAATCACCAAACACACTCATTATTGGCAATAATGGTGCCGGCAAATCAACCATCTTAGATGCGTTATGTTTTGGCCTTTTTGGTAAACCATTTCGTAAAATCAACAAACCACAATTACTAAACTCCATCAATCAAGCTGATTGTCTTGTGGAGATTGAATTTACAATTGGTAAAAAAATGTATAAGGTTATTCGTGGTATTAAACCTAACATGTTTGAAATCTATTGTAATGGTAATCTTGTTGATCAAGATGCTAAAGCAAAAGATTATCAAGAACATCTAGAAAAGTTTATTCTTAAAATAAACTATAAATCATTCACACAAGTGGTGATTTTAGGTTCGGCTTCGTTTGTTCCTTTTATGCAACTATCTCCAGCTGATAGGCGAGCTATCATTGAGGATTTATTGGACATTCAAATCTTTTCATCAATGAATACAATTGTTAAAGAAAAAATGACAGCAATTAAAGATGAAACGGTAAAAAATAAACATCAAATGGATTTGACATCCGAAAGAATCAATTTTCAAAAACAAAATATTGAAGAACATAAGAAACACAATGATGCCGAAATTGAGAAGAAAAAAACAGAAGTGGCCACCAGTAATGCACAAATAGATCAACTTAATAAAGACGTGGCTCTAATACAAAAACACATTAATGTGTTACAAAGTAAGATTGCTGATCAAATGGCTATGCAAAAGAAAAGTGCCAAGTTGGTTCAATACGAATCTAAATTAGAATCTCGTTTAAAAAAACTTGAAAAGGATGTGGTATTTTATCATGACCATGATAATTGTCCTACTTGTAAACAAGGTATTGAACATGAATTTAAAACTCAACAAATTGTTACATTAAGTGAAACAAAAAGCCAAGTTAATACAGCGTTAGAAGATATTGAAAAACAAATTTCTGAAACAAATGATAGAATAGAAAAAATACAAAAAACACTTCAACATATTACGGCACACAATAATGAAATCGTCAAACACAATTCTACTATAACAGCCGTTCTTTCGTATATTACTAAAGTAGAAAAAGAAATTACAGAACTATCTTCCAAAAAAGATTCGTTGGAAGAAGAAAATGCTAAATTAAAAGAGTTGCGTGAAGAACTTAAAGGTTTAATTTCAACTCAAGAACAATTGTCGATTGATAAACAATATTATGAATTCGCTGGAGCACTATTAAAAGATACTGGTATTAAAACCAAAATTATTAAACAATACTTGCCTATTATGAATAAATTAATTAATAAGTATTTGACAGCCATGGATTTTTTTGTAAACTTTAATATCAATGAATCATTTGAAGAAACAATCAAATCAAGGCACCGTGATGAGTTTAGTTATGCCAATTTTTCAGAAGGTGAAAAAATGCGTATTGACTTGGCATTGTTATTTACATGGCGACAGATTGCCAAGTTAAAAAACAGTACTAATACCAATCTATTGATTCTTGATGAGGTATTTGATTCTTCTTTAGATGGTGTTGGCACGGAAGAATTTTTAAAATTAATTCATGACATGGGAACTGACACCAATGTATTTGTTATATCCCACAAAGGCGACCAGTTATTTGATAAATTCAGGTCGATTATTAAATTTGAAAAGAAAAATAATTTTAGTCAGGTGGCGAAATGAGTGTGTTGAGAGAATATACTAATGCAAAACATCGAGAAGCGGAATCTAAACCTTTCGTTCAATATCTTCTTGGTGGAACAATTACAGAAACACATTATGTAATGTATCTACAACAGATGTTTCCTGTTTATGCTATTTTGGAATATTATGCAGAATTGGCTGGTTTAATTCAAGATTTACCGGACATAAAAAGGTCTAATTATATTCTACAGGATTTGTCTGAATTACATTCTGGTTATCCAACCAACAAATACGAAAGCACACAAAAGTACCGTAAACACATAGAAGAATTGTTTTACACACCAGAAAAAAGACACCTTTTGTTGGCACATGTCTATGTTAGACACATGGGCGATTTATATGGCGGAAAGATTATTGCAAAAAGAGTACCTGGTTCTGGCAAAGCATATCAGTTTGAAGATAGGCCCGCATTAATCAAAGCATTAGATGCTAAATTATCCACAGAGTTAGTTGAAGAAGCTTTGCTCGGATTTGAATTGTCCATGGGAATATTTGATGAATTACAGGAGAAAATAAATGAGTGATATAATCACATTTAACACAGAAGATGCAGTAAAAGTTTCTGAACCTAAAAAACAAATTAATATTTTTAAATTGGTGGCAGAAACAGATCCTATTTTAAATGAGGTAATGCCAGAATTTAATTTTAACAATCCACCAGTTAATCCTAGCTTATTTGCATCCACCCTTGTTGAAACATGCAAACACAATCGTGGTTATGGTTTATCAGCAAACCAATGTGGTTTTAGGTATCGAGTATTTGTTATGGGTACCGATGATGATTACGTGGCATTTTTTAATCCAGAAATAATTAATTCTTCAAAAGAAGAAAGCCATATGATAGAAGGATGCCTTTCTTTTCCTTTATTAGGTTTAAGAATTACCAGACCGGCTGAAATAGGAGTTCGATACCAAGATTTTAATGGAGAATGGAAAGGTGCCACCTTTTCTGGCATATCTGCTCGTTGTTTTCAACATGAGCTTGACCACATGAATGGAATAGTTTATACTAGTAAAACTAAACCAATGGCATTGCAATCTGGAATGCAAAAACGAAATAAATTAATGAAGAAATTAAAACTTAAATAATGGCAAAAAAGATTGATACCATAAGTACATTATGGGGTGATGAAGAAGTTGTTGTTTCAACTAAAGAAATTGGAACACCTGAAGAACAATGGGAAGCTTGGCAAAAACAAAATCCTATAGAATCTTTTGAACATATTGATGACCTTACTTTAAAAGAAACTTTAATCTCCGATTTAAGATATGCTTCGGATATGGATGTTCGTGAATATACATTATACCAAAAATGGTGTGAAATCAAAGAAAGATATCCAGTACATGAAGTATCAACTATGTCAGATGGTATTGAAATACAAATAATTGATAAAAAACAAGAAGAACTAATTAAAGAAGTTAAAGAAAACTTTTGGGTACCAGAATCTTCTGATGATTATGAAAAATTAGAACCCGTTATGATTCTTTCCAATGGTACTGGAGTTGAAACTTGGAATGCCATTCGTACTTTTTCTTCTACAATGAAAAATAATAGTAACATTGGTCGTAATCTGTATTATATTTTACAAGATAAAGTTACCAAAAAATATCTTGGTGTCATCTGTATCTCGTCAGACTTTCTGGACTTGACTCCAAGAGATAATGCAATCGGTTGGCCAAGAGATGTCAAAACAAAACAAAACATGATTAACCATACGGCAATTGGTTCTACAATTGTTCCATTACAACCGCTTGGCTATAATTATATGGGTGGTAAATTACTAGCTTTGATGTGCCTATCTGATACCGTTCAAAAAGATTGGAAAGAAAGATATGGTGACACTTTGGTCGGAGTTACCACAACTAGTCTTTATGGAAAAACTAAAGCTGGTGGATTATCACAATATGACGGACTTGAACATTGGAAGGCAATGGGATTTTCTTCAGGCTCGGTTGCTTTTGAACCAACTAGAGAAACTAAAAAAATGGTATTTGACTGGATTAAAAAGAACCACACCAAAAAATATTTTGAATGGTGGGACGCCAAAAATCCTCAAGGACTTCCACTCAAACGAGATCATAAAAATCGTTCTTTGAATTTTGCCTATTCAAAACTTAATATTCCTAAAGAATTAATTCGTACAGAACACCAACGTGGTATCTATTTTAGTCCGCTGTATAATAATACAAACGAATTTCTCCGTAAAGAAATTACGGATGAATCTCTGGTAAAGTCATTTGATACCAGTGAAGAAACATTGGCAAATATTTGGAAAACCAAATATGCCAAAGGTAGAATTAGGCAATTACAAAAGAAAAATAATGTTTCATATGAATCACTCTTTTATGATGACCTTATTTACCTTTCTTGGGAAGAAACCAAGGCAAAGTATTTGCCACAAGTTGGCAGATAAAAATATACCATTATTATACTTGACAGACGCACCTATATAATGTTATGATGTGAGAACTTGCAATACGCAAGGTTATTTTATTAACTTACTATGGAGTTTTATTATGAAAAAGCAATTATCCGCTAAACAAAAGATCGTAAATTACCTAAGCAAATCCGAAGGTTACAACACTTTAACCACAGCACAGGCTCGTGCTCGTTTCGGCATTCAAAACGTATCTGCCCGCATTGACGAATTGCGTCAAGAAGGACATTGCATTTACACCAACACCGTTAAGCGTAGTGATGGTACCAAAGTTAAAGCATATCGCATGGGCAAACCAACCAAATCTATGGTTCGTGCTGCTCTCAGCGCAGGTTACAGCTTTACTGCTTAATCTGTTTTATCGGGAAAGTCGTTGTTAAAACGATTTTCCTTTTTTTTATAATCATGGAGTAAAAATGGAAATTTCAATAAAAAAAGAAGATTTACAAAAGAAAAGCTTGTTCATTGCTACACCAATGTATGGCGGAGTTAACCACGGCCTATACATGAAAGCTTGTCTTGATTTACAAGGTTTATGTTTTCAATATGGCGTACAGGCGAAATTTTCATTCTTGTTTAATGAATCTTTGATTACTAGAGCTCGTAATTATCTCGTTGATGAGTTTCTTAATCGTTCGGATTGTACTCATATGTTGTTTATCGATTCCGATATTCACTTTGAAGCTCGTGATGTTTTGGCTCTTTTAGCCTTAGACAAAGATGTTGCCGGTGGTCCTTATCCTAAGAAAGCAATTAAATGGCGTTCTATTAAACGAGCACTAGAAATGAATCCTCAAATGGATGCTGGCATTTTAGATAAACTTACTGGTGACTATGTATTCAATCCAGTTAAAGGTACACAACAATTTTCTGTAACAGAACCTTTAGAAGTTATGGAAATTGGTACAGGATTTATGATGGTAAAACGTGAAGTGTTTCCTAAATTTGCTGCAGCTTATCCACACCTTAAATATCGTCCCGACCATGTTGGCCAAGCACATTTTGATGGTACTCGTTATATTCATGCTTATTTTGATACTGTAATTGATAAAGACTCTGAGCGTTACCTATCAGAAGATTATATGTTCTGTCAATGGTGGAGAAATATTGGTGGTAAAATCTGGTTGTGTCCTTGGATGAAAACTTCACACATCGGTACATATCATTTCCAAGGAGATATGCCTGCTGTTGCTAATTATGTCGGTGAAATGTAATGGAAGCAGGTCGTAAATTTGATGGTGGCAAACTAGAATATGGTTTATTACCACCATTAGCATTAAAAGAAGTAGTAAAAGTATTAACATTTGGTGCTCAAAAATATGACAGAGATAACTGGAAAAAAGTACCCAATTCAAAGCGTAGGTATTTTGATGCACTGCAAAGGCATACTTGGGCCTGGAAAGAAGGCGAACAATTAGATCCTGAATCTGGTATACATCATTTGGCACATGCTATGTGCTGCTTGATGTTTTTGTATGAACATGATATAATGTATTCTTTAAATAATGGAGATGTAAATGAAGCTATCAAATGAAACACTAACTGTATTAAAAAACTTTTCTACAATCAATCAAGGCATTCAATTTAAAAAAGGCAATAAATTGGCTACAATGGCTGCCACTAAATCTGTGCTTGCCAAAGCTACATTGAAGGATGAATTCCCTCAAGATTTTTGTATTTACGATTTAAATCAATTCTTATCCGTACATTCACTATATAAGGATACAGAACTTGATTTTAACGATATTGATGTGATTTTTAAATCTGGTCGCAGTAAGGTTAAATATCGTAAAACTGAAAAAACTCAAATTGTTGTTCCACCTGAAAAAGAATTAAATCTTCCTAGTGTCGATGCATCTTTTGTTTTAAGTGCGGAAGATTATGATTCTATTTTAAAAACAGCAAGTGTATTACAAACACCCCATGTTTCTATTGAAACCTCGGGCGACAAAATTAATCTAACAACATTTAATGCTGAAGATAATTCTGCTCACACCAACTCAATTGAACTTGGAGTAGGTAACGGAAAAAGTTTTAAAATGGTATTCTTGACTCAGAATTTAAAGATGATTGCCGGTTCTTATGATGTAGAAATTTCATTTAAAGGACTTGCCTCATTTAAAAATACTAAACAAGAAATCCAGTATTGGGTAGCATCAGAATCAAAACATTCTAAATTTGGAGAATAAAAAAATGTTATTAACTTTTACAGAAGCATCAAGCAAAGATCCTATCGCAGTCAATCCTACAGCAGTTAATGCCGTATTCACCGCACCACAAGGTGAGATGAAAGGCAAAACAGTTATAGCGATCGGTGCACAACCAGTTGTAGTTGAAGAGGCTTATTTGGATGTAGTTGGCCAACTCAACGGAGCATTGGCTTAATATGTTAAAGGTTCCAATCGGAACCTTTAAACAACTCAATATTCTGAAAGCAGTATAGAAGTAAAAATATATATTATGGGAGTTTTGAATGGAACATTTATTATGGGTCGAGAAGTATCGGCCGAAAACAATCGAAGATTGTATCCTTCCTGATGCGCTCAAGGAAACTTTTCAGGAGTTCGTTAAGAGAAAAGAGATACCAAATCTTCTTTTATCTGGTACAGCAGGTGTTGGAAAAACAACAGTTGCTAAAGCTTTGTGCAATGAGGTTGGTTGCGATTATATTATCATCAATGGCTCTGACGAGTCTGGCATTGATGTCCTCCGTAACAAAATTAAAAACTATGCTTCTTCAATGTCGCTCATGGGTGGCAGAAAAGTTGTCATCATTGATGAGGCTGATTATCTCAATCCTAATTCAACTCAACCTGCTCTACGGGGAGCCATTGAAGAATTTGCATCAAACTGCTCATTCATCTTCACATGCAATTTCAAAAATCGTATCATTGATCCAATTCACTCCCGCTGTTCTGTTATCGATTTTAAAATCAACGGTTCTAAACCAAAATTGGCGGCACAATTTTTTAAACGGGTTGAAAACATCCTTTCGCAAGAAGGAATCAAATACTCCAAAGACGTTGTTGCCGCAGTCATCACGAAACACTTTCCTGACAATCGAAGAATTCTTAATGAGCTTCAGCGATATTCTGTGTCGGGTGCCATTGATTCTGGCATTCTTTCTAATGTTGCTGATATTCAACTTGAATCCTTAATCAAATCTCTTAAAGAAAAAGACTTTTCATCAGCTCGTAAATGGGTCACAAATAATCTTGATAATGATCCTATAAAAGTTTATCGTAAACTATACGATTCAATGTATGAAGAATTAAAACCGGATTCCGTTCCTCAGTTAGTTTTAATTCTTGCCAAATATCAATATCAATCCGCTTTTGTGGCAGACCACGAAATTAACATGATAGCCTGCTTGACAGAAATCATGGTTGATTGTTCTTTTAGATAGGAAAAATCATGGATCGTTCACAGATGATGGATATTCTTGGCCGTATGGGTGAGAAATATGTTAGCAATTATTTGACTAAAAAGGGTGTTGTTGTTGAGCAAGCACTTAATCATTTTGATAGTAAAAAAGATTTAATGGGTGATGGCAAAACAATCGAAGTAAAAACACAAGTGCCTTTTATCAAAGAAAAAGCAATCACGATTAAACCAAATCAGTTACGCAAATGCCGTGGTGTAGATGAATTATATTTTGTCACCGTCCCGGCAGCTCGACACAATTATAAGTATGCTGGTTGGTTGTTTAAAGTTGATCCTAAATTATTTAAAACAAGAAACTATTATACCAAAGATGGTCGTAATATGGTTTTGATTGACATTGAACAAGAGGCAGTTACACCTATTCAAAAAGTTGATGATAACACTTTGACAGAAATGATGAAATATACGGTATCGGGGTATTAAGATGCCAGATTTATTCAAAGAAATTCTTCCATCTATTTTGGAAAAGAAAAAAAATGTATTTCGTGATGAGTTGGATTATAAAGATTATAACTCCTACATCATCAACCGAGCCTTGTCCTATCATATGGACTGTGTGTTATATGTCAATGAACTAAACAAACATCCAAATCTTGAAAAAGACCTTCAATATCAATATCTTCTAAATACCATCAGACCAATGAAACGGAAATTTCAACCGTGGCAGAAATCAGAGGTCGATAAGAATATAGAATGTGTAAAGGTATATTTTGGTTATTCTAATGAAAAAGCCAAAGAGGCTTTACGAATTCTTACTGACGAACAAATCGCTGAAATAAAAAGAAAAACAGATAAAGGCGGAGTTAAGTAATGATTAATATTACAGATTTGGTTGAAGTGACTTTGAATCAACAAGATGATTTCCTAAAAGTCAGAGAAACCCTCACACGCATTGGCGTGGCATCAAAAAAAGAAAAAATACTATATCAATCGTGCCATATTTTACATAAACAAGGCAGGTATTATATTGTTCATTTTAAAGAATTATTTGCTTTGGATGGAAAGCCAACTGACATTAGTGATAATGACCTTTCTCGTAGAAACGCTATTGCCAATTTGTTAGAAGATTGGGGTTTGGTAGGTTTAGTCAATAAAAAATCCACAGAAGTTCCACAACCAACCTTTTTATCACAAATTAAAATTCTTTCACATAAAGAAAAAGGTGATTGGCAACTTATACCAAAATATAATATTGGTAACAAAGTTAAAACGGATAATTATTAATACCAAAAAAGTATTGACAAATAAAAGCAAATGTGTTATAAATATGGATGTAGGTGCCTTAGGGGCCTACAATTTTGATTAACTCGCTTAAACTAAGGAGCACATAAACATGACTACAAGTCTATTACCTTCCATTTTTGACTTTCACAAGACCCTTGATCCATATACGGTTGGCTTTGACAGTTTCTTTAAAGATATTGAAGAAGTTACCAAAACGATTCAAAAGGCTGTGCCGTCATATCCCCCATACAATATCAAGCAAGTAAGCAAAAACAAGTATGTCATTGAAATGGCAGTTGCTGGTTTTGCCAAGTCTGATATTGAAGTAACACTTGAAGGCAATAAATTGGTCATCAAAGGTTCCGCAAAAGAAAACGATATCAATGAAGAAGAAAATTTCTTATTCAAAGGTATTGCTAACCGTAATTTCACACGTGCATTTACTCTGGCAGATAAGATTGAAATCAAAGATGCCGAAATGGTAAATGGTATGTTACGAGTATGGTTGGAAAATTTTGTGCAAACCCAAGATGCTATTAAGAAGATTGCCATCAAGGAAAAGAAAGATGAATAACTGGTGGCCCGTATCTGATGATGAATGGGAACAGTTGAATTATCCAAAATTTCGGTAAAAATATAGGGGGTTCTTGACAACCCCCTATCTCTATGTTAATATTATATTATGAAATCATTGAAAAAATCTCCTAGACCCGGTTATACCGGCGACAAATCTATCTTAAAAAAGGTTCGTTCAAAAACGAACTCCGATGTCTATTATACCTATTCGAATTGGGATACCAGAGAAATCGAAGGGGTCACTTTTATTCCCGTAGTAAAAGAAATGCCAAATCAAAAACAAAATCAAGTGGTTCACTATATGCGTAAAGATAATGTGGAGTATATAAAATGACATTTCTAACAAATCATCAAATGATGAACAATCAAAAACATATTTTTGACCCAAAAAATAAAAAAGATATAGAATTGTTTAAAACATTTTTATCTCAAAATAAATGGGGTAATCCGTGTCCGTTTATTTTAGAAGAACCATATTTTAATATTCCAGATATGTTAAAAGATAAATTTATCAGACAACAATTAAACATTTCACAACCAATTGGCGAAATTTTAAAATGAATTGGTTAAAGTATTCTGGATGTAATATTATTTTGAAATTAAATCCATTTCATTGGAGATTACATTTTAGTAAAGGTAGTGAAAATGATGCTTGGGAAGTATCAACTTCTTATATTATTGAACTAATGCCATTCACCATACGAATATGGTTTGACGATGGATCTTGGTAAAGATTGGGCCTATAGCTCAGTTGGTTAGAGCAGAGGACTCATAATCCTTTGGTCCCTGGTTCGAGTCCAGGTGGGCCCACCAATATCTGGCTGTAGTTCAATGGATAGAACAGTAGCCTTCTAAGCTATTAATCCAGGTTCGATTCCTGGCGGCCGGACCAAAAAAAAAACAAATATGAAACAAAAATTTATTAATGCTTACATGGATGTGGCAGAACGATTTGCCAAACTGTCATCCGCAAAACGACTACAAGTTGGGGCTATTATTGTCAAAGATGATAGAATTATATCTATTGGATACAATGGTATGCCGGCCGGATGGACCAATGAATGTGAAGAAAAAGAGTATTTTATTGGTAACTTTCCACAAAACTACAAAAACGATGAATGGTTATTTAAAGAAGAAGATGGTGGTATTGGTCGATTAAAAACCAAGGATGAAGTAATCCATGCTGAGGCTAATGCTATCGCCAAACTAGCCAAGAGTAGTGAATCTGGAGATGGATCCACCATGTTCCTGACGCATGCCCCATGTATTCATTGCGCTAAACAAATGTATACCGCTGGTATTAAAAAAGTATATTACCGAAACACCTACAGAGATACTATAGGGCTTGACTTTCTTAGGAAATGTGATATAATGGTCGAGAAAGTAGAGTAATTTATTTCACCTGGTGAAATGAATATTAGTCATAAATAGATAAGGTGTTATAACACCATGTCAATTATTGGGTCAATTTACTAAGGAGAGACCTAATGCAATTAAGTATAGTTGGTTGTCCCGATAAAAAACGTTTCCGACCTTTTGTGAAACGTGCGGCTATCTTTTATGCTGAAAAATTGATGACACCTAAGATGTTGGACAATATATTTGTTCGCATTAAATTTGATTCTAAATTGGATGCTTTGGGATATGCTGGAGTTATTGATTATAATGAGAGCAATAAACCAAGAGAGTTTGAGATAGAGATAAATCCATTAATTGGATCACACGATATTTTAGAAACTTTGGCTCATGAAATGGTTCACATCAAACAATATGTTTATGGTGAAACCAATGAATATGGTACTCGTTGGAGAGGCCAAAGAATCAATACTGAAAATATGGATTATTACGATGAACCATGGGAAATAGAAGCATATGGTTTATCAACAGGTTTGTTTACCAAATTTGCAATTAAAGAAAAGTTATGGGAAGTGTTTTCGGATGTCCGGAATCCGGATGATATACTAAAACCAGAACCTATTGCTTGGAAAAATATACCACAAATAAACATTGACAAGCACCCTATATAATGTTATAGTATTACATATGCGGTCGGGGTATAGAACCAGAGTAGGTGTCCAATCTACTCATCTAGTGCGAATCTAGACCACCGCTCCAAATTCTAAGGACTATATTATGGCAACTTTGAAATCTAAAAACAAAAATCCCATGTTAACGAAAAACGGAAAACCAAAATTAGGTCCGTTAAATGTTGCTCAACTAGAAAAGCTTTTAGAATCTGCTCGTAAAAAACACGCAGCTAAAATTTCTAGAGCACTAGCTAAAAGAAAGTTAACACAACAATTACCTGCGGTTAATTAAAACATAATTGCCCTAATAGCTCAGTTGGTAGAGCAACTGATTTGTAATCAGTAGGTCCCGTGTTCGAGTCATGGTTGGGGCACCAAATTGTCTTGTAGCTCAGTTGGTAGAGCAAATGACTGTTAATCATTGGGTCGCTGGTTCAAGCCCAGCCAAGACAGCCAGTTTTAAAATGAGATATATAATTATAGCGGGGTAGCTCAGAGGTAGAGCATTGGACTCATAATCCAGGGGCCGTAGGTTCGATTCCTTCCCCCGCAACCAACATAAGGAGATAATATGTCAGATGATAAAAAATTTCGTGAAGAACAGTTAAAAAAAGTTCGCAATCTCAAACCTGCAAATATAAAACCTCAAGCAAAGCCAAACTTTGCACCTAAGATGACTGTAATGCGTAAGGCGGGTAGAGGTAGATGACTTCCGATTTAGAAGAATATCGTAAGAGAGCCATGGAATTGTGGTTCAGTAATGGTGGTTCATGCACAGGTGCTGAGCCACCCGAACCAAAAGATATTGATGATGCTATTGCTGAAGATGAAGAATTTAAACGAATAGAAAAACAACAAAAAAAATAAATGGCATATTCAGATAAAGTTATAGACCACT